TCTTGACCAGCAGTAACCGTTGCAGTAGAAAGAGATTCGTATCCGATTGCTGTATTATGATTTCCTGTAGTAACAGCATCAGCCGAGTTTCCACCAATAGCTGTGTTCTGTTGTCCAGAAGTCAGGGCAGTCAAAGAATTATATCCTATACCTGTGTTGCCATCTGAGGCATCAGTTTGAGTACCAGTTCCTCCAGCCAATTCCCCAATAAATACATTTTGGTCACCCGCTCCATCTGAGTCACCCGCATTTTTACCAAATATTGTATTATTAGAACCATCATCATTATTACTTAGTGAAATTCTGGAATTGTCATCAAGTATCATTCTGGCTGTTGATGGAGTTTTAAAAGCTACTCCATTACTACCGTTTAAACTTTCTATTACAAATCTTGTAGTTCCAGCTTCATACATTGAAAAAGAACCTGCACCACTTGATGCTCTACCAGCAATTATTTCACCTGTTCCACCTACTGTTAAATTTCCATAAGTTGCTGTAGTTCCAGCAGAAACATTTCCAGATGTATCTATGGTCATACGAGGATTGCTATTACCACCAGTATGAAAAACTAAATTATGTGAAGTCAAAGTTGCCAACCCAAGTGTACTTGCAGAGTCATCCCAAACTAAACCTAACTGCCTTGATGATTCTGCCATAAATCTTGCTATTACTTGGTCTGAAGAACTTACACCACCATGATTTACGTCAAGTTTATAAGATGGTGTTTCGCCAATACCGACTCTAACATTACTTGTATCTAAAATTAAATTAGTAAAATCTTCACCAAAGTGCATTTTTCTTGCATCTGGGTCAAACTTTATAGCAGTAGTCCTACCAGTACCACCATCATTTAATGCCCTCATATTAAATTGAATATCTGCTCCATTAGTAGACTCTTCAATTTGCAACTTAGCTGAAGGACTTGCTGTGCCTATACCGACATTACCAGAGCTGTCTATTCTCATTTTTTCAGAATTAGCTCCTATTGCAAATCGTATAAAATCATCATCTTTAGCGTTTATCATCCAATCACCACCTGGGTCTAAGAAACCTATTTGACCATTTTCTGCATATGCAAAACCATCTGTATTTCCACCACTATCTACAAATTGAATACCGCTATTTGAGCTAACACCTTTAATTATTAAACTGTCATTATAAGAACCACCAGTAATTTGAAGCTTTGCAGCGGGATTTATTTCATTAATACCAACCTTACCATCTGCACGAACAACAAATCTTGAGTTACCAGCACTTTCATCCGCATCTGAACTATTGGTTTTAATAAACAATGGATAAGATGTAGTGTTTTCATCTTGAGTTGCTATAATTAACCCATTCCCAAAATTTGTGGTATTTGTAGGGTTTGATATGTGCATAGCGTAGCTTGAGCTGTCTTGTTGAATTTTTAAACCAGTCGCACCTGTAGCACCTTCGTGATTATTTATTATATCAACTAAATTTCTTGTCCCACTATTATTCTGATTAGAATTAATATATATTATTCCACCAGTAGTTCTACTTGTACCAGTATCAGCTATATTAATTCCATACCCAGTTGTTTGTTGGGAAACATCCATATAGATGCCTTGACCATCTTGTGCTTCTGAGTCTATTGTTAAAGCTGTTCCATCAGTAGCATTTGCATCAATCGTTACAGGTGAAAGAAACTTTGTATCTGTTGAATTTATTTCTAATTGAATAGTCGCATCTACGGCATCATTTACTGCATTTAATCTTAAAGATGAGCTATTAGCAGTAGTTGTAAAATTAACATTGGAAGCCATTTTTGCATGGAAAACAGCTAATGGCGAAATTCCAATACCAACATTTCCAGTTGAGGAAATAGTGATTGCTGGACTAGCATTTAAAGAAGCTCCATCTGGAGCTGTTGTAAATGTTAGTTTAGCCGCACTATCTGTATCAGTTCCATTTTCGTGACCAACAGCAATACGACCACCTATTTGTGATGTATTAGAATCAACAGGAACATAAAAATCAATAGCTGGGCCCTGATTACTGCCTACATCAACATTTCCAAATGATTCAGAAACTTCAAGTCTTAATGCTTCTAGAGGAGAGCTTACGCCATCTTGAGCCGCTATTGACACATGAACAGGTGCTGAAGGAGTTGCATCTCCTATTCCCACTCCGAGTTTACTTCCAGAAGTTAAAACTAAATTACCCTCTACTATTTCATCATAATTACCTGCTCCATCGCCTTGTACAGTTAAATCACCAGTTATGGTAAGGTCGCCATTAATTGTACCACCACCAGTTAATGGGGCACTTCTAGTAAATCTCATTCATTACCTCCTAAAATAATCCAATAACTTTAAATGCAGTTTCAGAACCTGCGAAAACAAATGAATCACAAGCAAATGGAACTATTGCGCCTGGGGCAAATATAGCTGATACAGCAGCTCCAGGTATTGCTATTGTTTCTCCACTTGCCAATGTTAATGTTAAAATTTCTGTACCAGAAGGAACTACAACTCCCATCATAGCTCTTGTTGTACTTGAGAATGATACAGTTGATGTTCCGTTACCATCTTTAATTTCTGCCGATGTGATTGGAGCACCTTGCTCTTTTACGCTCCAACTTTGAAGTCCTTTAGCCATCTTGTCTCCTTTTATGCCTTACCGAGCTTGGCAACTCTCATGGGCATATGTTTATTTTTTATCTAATAGCAAACGGGCCATTAGGGAATGTCATTGAAATATTTCTTTTGTTGCTTTCATTGTCACCTAACTTACCCCAAAATTCTTTCATATAGTATTCTTTTCTCTCTAAATCTCCTGCTTCATCAGCTTTCATAGCTTTAATATAATCTACTAATGCTAAACTCAACATTTTATTAAGATTAGCATGGGATGTTTCACTAGGAGAAGAATCTTCTACTGATATTTGAGTAATAGAAACTCTTTGCCCAGATTCATTTGCAGAAGGAACAGATGAAACAATTAAAGCATCTCCATTTGAAGAAATAGAAGATATTGTATAATCAGTATCATTATTAGCAGTTCCTTGAACTTTTATTTTATCATTAGCTGCAAAATCTGTAAATGTATTAGTTCCAGCCGAACCTCCTAAAATAGCTCCAGTTGTACTATTTATTAAAGCGCTTGCCCCAGTTTCATCAGCTAAAGATTCACTAACTGTTATAGTAGTAGAAGAAGGAACAGAAGCTACAGTCTTTCCTCCATTATTAGTCCCATTACTACATCCAGCTATTGTAATAGTTTGTCCTACATAAAAATTATTTGTTGCATTTATTCTTGTAGGTTCTCCGCTTGAACTTGGAAAAGTAATTGTTTTTGAACTAGCTGTAAAATTAGTATCAGAATCACCTTCATAAAAATCAGTAGATGCATCTTGAAAAACAATAGAAGTTCCAGATGTGTACGCATTTGATGTTTCTAATGCCTCTTTTACAAATGGCTCATTAAGAGCAGTATATTCAATTCTTAATCCATCTGCAATATCTTCATCTGGATATATTAATTCATTTTGTTGTGTTTTAAATACTCCAGCTTGTGTAATTCTTTCACTAGTAGAGCCGCCTAATAATTTATATAAAAGAATTTCCCTTCCTTTTAAAAAATAAAACCATTCTCTATCTACATAGCTACTCATGGAGATGTGTCTTCAATTAAATAATGAGGCTGACTTGTTAATCTTCTAATTTTTTTATATTTACCATCACTTGTATCTTTAATGCTTATATTTTTCAATGCAATCATATCACCTGGTGCTTGATATACATTATCATCTCCATCCACTCCTTTAATAACATCTCTTTTAACAGTTTTTATTTTTTCTTTACTATTAGATTGTATTAAATGAATTGCATCTTTTATCCAAGCAATAGTTAATGTAGTATTATCCATACCACTTCTTTCCATTATTTCTTGCACTGTCATATATTAAACTCCATCATCTACTAATGCGCAAACTTTTACTAAAATATTACCACTGCTTGAGGCAGCATGTAAATTTGCAATATCTATACCAGCATCGCCAGGTTTAAATTTTAAAACTATAGCTTCATTAGCCCCAACACATAATACATCGGCATCTGAAGCTGCATTACCACCTGAAATATGTATATATATATTTGCAGTCGAAACTGTAGCTTTAGTTACATCTGAATAACCTAAATTTTCTACGCATATCATTTTTACTTGGTCTGTAGTTACCACAGCTGTCCCTTCAGTAAAATCTCCTACTACCGCATCTGAACCATAAAATGTACCAGTTGTATGCCCTGTAACTAAATCTCTACTCGTAGTGCTTACTAAAAATTCACCACCCCACCATTTTACCGCTGTAAATCCAGATGAAGTATCTACTTCTAATTTCCCACCTAAAGAACTTTTAAAATCGTGATGGATAGCGTCTACTGCATCAGCATCTTCATCGGCAGCTATTGTTATAATTGGAGTCATTGATACCGCTCCTCTTGCTTTATCTGCCATAATTTATCCTTGTTGTTGTGATTGTTGATTAGCCTGCATAGATAATCCAATCATTTTAGAATTATTTTTAATATAAGAATTTATTTCTAATTGAGACCATTCGTAATATTTTTTCGATTCATTTGCATAAAACATTGAGTCTTTATTAGATGCAGTTAATTTTTGAACTTCTTCATTAATCTTATTTTGATATTCTTGAATATCGTTACTATATTTTTGAAGCTTTTGAGCATCGTCTTGAGAAATCAATTGAGCTTCTTGTATTGCTACTTGTAATTCAGCCTGATATTGTGCATTATTTCGATTAAATACAGCAGATTCATTTTGTATATCGCTTTTATATATTTCTATTTTATCACTTTCACTTTTTACCCAAGATTGATACACTGTGTTTAATTCTAAATTATACCTTGCCATATTCTGAACATATTCTTGGACTTGTTTATTAACATCAGCTTGATATGTGCTCAATTCTCCATTGTATCTCTGCATCTTAACAACATATTCTTGATTCTCTTTTTGTAATTTCAAGTTAGCTTCTTGCTGAGCTTCATTTGCATTTATTTGAGCTTGTTGAATACCTTTTTGTAATTCAGCTTGGTATTGAACATTTGCTTCATTAAACTGATTTAATTTATTTTGCATAGCTTGTGTGTATGCATTAATATAAGTAGATATTTTTTGTAATGTAGCTCCCGCTAATTCAATATCTTCTTCACCTTCTATTAAATGAGTAGCTGTAGACCACCATTGGTCAAATTCAATCTGGTCAGCGTGTGTATCTATAGTGTTATCAGCGTCAAGTATAGATACAGATGTCATTTCCGTTCCATCACCAGTAACATTTGGAGCTGTATAAACAGGTGGAACTCCTGCGTTTGAAATTGTTGTACTTGCTATATCTGGAGTTGTAAAACTAGGAATAGTTGGAATAGTTGGAGGAACAGCTGTTATGTTTAATTCATCTGGGTCTGAGTCTCCAAAATCTCCTAAAGTCCAATAATCATTAAAAACTGTAGAAGCGCTTCTTGTTGGTTTAGTAAATATTGGAACTACAGAATTAAATGTAATTGAACTATCAGATAAAGTAGGAGCTATTGGAGTAGATATAGAAGACCAACTTGCAACTTTAGAACTTGCCAATTTTGAAAATTCACTAGAAGCTGCGTGAAAAATAACTGCATTTCTTAAATCACAATCATCATCTATTTTACTATAATCTATATAAAAAACATACCCTGCATTACTTCCATCAGTTACTGGTGCAAAATGAACAGCTCCTTGCTTATGATACCAAACTGGATGTTTAGCAGTTGCATATTTTAAACTTGTAGAATCTAATGCCCATATAGCATCAGACATTGGTATTTCCTTACAACTATAACCATTTCTTTGTACATCTAGTATTGAATCATTTACTGAAAATGTTATAGCGCTTCCGTCAGTAGAAGCGGATGAAGCTTTTTGTGCAAATTTTAATAAATTTTTTGGAACGCTAGCTACTACAAATTTTTGTGCAGATATTATAAACTGGTTATCAGCGTCCGAGACTCCAGTTATGTTTTCTATATCTAATTCTATGTTTGTTGTTGCCATATAATTTCTTTTTTATACATGGGGGCCCGAAGACCCCCACATATTATTTGTCGTTTAGATTAACTCTAAGACCTTGATGCTGTTCCAGATACAAAAGCACCACCTGATAAAGCTGATGCGTCTAAAACATACCAATGATGTCCATCACACAATACCTGTATTCTATCGCCAGCCCCTGCTGCTCCAGCAGATGTGTCAATAGTTATTTGGTCATCATCAGATTGTTGGTCGTGAACAACTCCAGCATCAATTCCAACACCCATTAAGAACTCAGTAGCCGCTGCACTTGCGATTATTAAGTCCTTTGTGCCTTCAGCGTCACTTTCAACACCCAATATGAATGTAAAAATTGCGCCTTTAGCTAAGGCAGCTGATGGTAAAACAAAAGCAGCTGTGTTCGCAGATATATCTACTATGTAGTAATTACCTGCGTCACCTTTTACTAATGTTTTAGTTGGAGATGCAACAGTGCCGTCAGCGGCAGGCTTGACATGTTCAACGATGCCAATCTTACCATCAACAGAGTCATCAAACTTATTTTGTCCGTACATTGGATTAGCCATTTATAACCTCCTTAAGTCCAGACAGCGTGGGCTTCTGGCATTGACCATTCCATCCCCGCTTCTGTTTGAATTAAGTCAACCCTTCGGTCAACACCACTGTTCTCTAGAGTTTGAACTCCTACATACACTGCAGTATCACGATTCAATCCATTACCAACTAATGGTCGATAATGACAATGCCTCATGTTACAAGCAAATATCTTAACTGGAGAACCATCTAAGTGAACGTTACGAGCTACATTCATATCACCATAAGGTGTAGAAATAACTGTAATATCAACTCCGAAGGCTTTCTTTTTACCAACCATATCGATATTAGCTCTACCATAGGAATTACCTGAAGAATCAGGTGAAGAAGCCCCTGGCTTTACCATACCAACATTGTTAGCGAAATATCCACTTAACTTATGCAACCAGTTAAATACTTCTGTAGAACAGAAGAACATTGTAGCTGCTGAGTTATTGTATCGTGGGTCTAGGAATTGAGATAAATCGTCAAGAAAATCATCTTGAGTTTTACTTGATAAAGTTAAACCAAACTGATTTCCATAACTTAATACATAATCAACTCCACCTTGAGTGTATTGAATACCTGCTGCGTCTGTATATTGATTTCCAAACAATAGAGATGTTTCAATATCCCATTTGTGTTCAATCAACTTTTCACGCCAGATTCTTGCAAACTCATTTGGTTCATACTTTAGGACAGTCGCACGAGTTGTGTTATCCATCGCCATAGATGTTTTCCAAATTTGAGTTAAACCACTTCCTGTTGAGAAAGGATTATCTTTCCAAGTTTCTGGGTATCCACTTCCTTGTCCCCAAGAATTACCAACTACATAACAACGAGCTGTTTCAAGTTGTTGAACGGTAAAATTTTTCCATTCAGCAGCTGAAACATCATCAGTATTTGCAGAGAGGTCTTTTTGAGCGGTTGTACCAGCACCCCAACCAGAAAGTTCACTATTAGCAGAACAAGTTCTTACAATAGTTAATTTCAACTCAACTGAATTAGCTGTAGCTGAAGTTGAACCTTCAGATTGAAGATTTGCAGCTTCTATTCTACCTACGATGTAATCGTCTACTAAAAACGCATTAGCAGCTGTAGCCGCATTTGTGTTTGTTGTTTGTAGAGGAATTTTAACCATCATACCTGGTAGAAAGAAGTTAGGTCTAGTACCATTATCACCTACTCGTAAAGAAGTTGAAGAGCCATATACTTGACCGATATTACCATCGTTCTTGTAATCACTCATCATTCTTACCCAGTAAGTGTCGCCTTCTTCTACGTTGCTTTGAGTAACTGTAGCATCTGATGAAGCCAACCCACCTTGAGTTGTCCCATGTGCAGTTACATACGCATATCGCTTATGATAAGAAGGTCTTCTTTCTGTGAATTTAAACTGAGGGTCATCAGTTGGTTTTTTAGCTAATTTTGATACAAAACGAAAAAATGGGTCTTGTGCAATCGCTAACTCACTAACTCTATCGCCAAAGTTATATTTTCTCCGAAGGTCACCAGTACTTAAAGAACCACCTGGGTCTACTATACCCGCGGTACTTTCAGTTAAACTGGAGACATCAGAGACGCCAAAATAATCAGCCATTATATTCTAACCTTTATTTTATTTTCATCAACGCTTGTCCAACCATTATAGTTATCATCCAAACATTGAATCCAGTTCTTTGTCAATTCCCAAAATTGAATCAAAGATATTGTCGTCGCCAGACTTTTGTGGAGTCCCTTGACTACCTGCTTTGGCCGCTGATTGAGGTTTATTTCTAACTCTTTGCATTTGGTCTTTCATCTCTTGTCGAGTTGAATTAGCCACCTGCTTATCTCGATTGTCTCTGTTTTTTAGATAATAAATATCATCAAGCGTAAGAGTTCTAGATTTACTATACTCTACAAAGTCATTCCATTCTTCATTTGTCATATTATGCTGTTCTTTAAAAGTTCTTTCTGCATTTTGCGATTCAGCAACTCTTTGTTGATTCTGCGCAAACCCAGTTAGTTTTCTTTGAACAGCTCCATCTATAACAGATTGAAGAACTTTCGCTGAGCTAGATTTATTATCTGTAACAGCTTCATCTGCATCAAAAATAAAATCTTCATCTAAGCCAAGTTGTTCTTTGACACTTTTGGGCGTTTCACCACCACCCTCAAAATAATTTCTAACATGAGAAATTAAATTAGGGTCTTTTTTCATTGCATTGAGAATAGGAACGTATGGTTCAAGTTCTTTTAGCTGTCCATTTAACTTTCTAGCTTCATTAGTTGAATCAGCGTATCTTTTTTCCCAATTATGTTCTCCATTAGCTTCTTGTTGAGGGCTCGCTTCCGAGGTTGGCTCAGATTCTAATTGTTGAACATTTGATGCTGTGGTTTCTTCTGGCTCCAGTATACCTTGATTTACCTTTCGGTCAAGAGCTTCAAAAAAATCGTCAGCGTTAGGAACTGTACTTTCATCAGGGCTATCAGCAGGAAACATTTCTTCTGCTTTTAGGTTGTCTGTTTGAGTTTCAGTCATAATTACTCCTTAATTTATAACACAAACTCTAATCAAGTAAACTATTTTGTTGTTGCTTTCTTTTTAGCGTCAGCTACAGCTAAACCTAGTTCTTTTATCTTAGTGGTTGTGTCACTTTTTAGTTTGTTCCGTAGCATACTTTGTGCAGCTTCGGTTTCAAGTAAGTCTTTTTGGATTTTCATATCGGCGTTTTGTATCTTGCTCTGTATTCCAGATTGTACTAATTGCCTTTCTAGTGTTTCTATTGCACCTTCTCTATCGGTAACTAATCCTTGCAATTCTTCTATTTGACCTCTTAATTGCATATAAACACTTTTTCTCTTTATAATTGATTCTTTATTTCTAATATCCGTTTCTGAAATCATAGCTATATCATCAATAAGTCCAGATTGATACCATTTAAAATACTCTTCCATTAATGCCCATCTATTCAAAGGAAGCGTTGAACCTCCTATAATCCTAACATCAAATCTTGAAGAAGCATAATCATTCCATTTTTGAATAGAATTTCCTAAGTCATTATAAATAGGAACATTTATTTCAACTTGCGTTTCTTCATCTATGTTATTAGGATTTACTATTCTAAAAACTTTATGAGCTTGATATGTACTTTGAGCAAAATCTTTAAATATTTTTCCTAAATGTTCTAATGACGGTTCTATTATATTTTGCATCCACGATTTAATTCTTCTAGTACCATATTCATCCATTGCCAATAATCCACGATATGTTTCTGGTGAAGAACCTGTATCTCCTTGCATAGAAGAATAAATTCCAGAAGTATATTCCATGTCTCTTTTAGCATTTTCAGTTATTCCGTAAAAAGCTGAATTAAGTGGCAATGGTTGAACAGGTTGTGGAGGGGCAAATCCTTGTCTGTATTTTAATAAAGCGCCAGGAGATGATGAATATTTTTCCCATTCTTCTTCTGGTACAGAACCTTCTTCATACATCCATCTAAGATTAGAAGCTAAATTAGCATTGTGAATCATTATTTGATGAGCTTTGTTTAATTCTTTTTGTTTACCAACTAAAGGAGAAACAGCTCCTAATGCAAATGGAGTACCTGTGTGTTGATATACAAAAGGAATTATTGGATATTCTTTTACATTTAATATAGTTTCATATAATAATTTGTCTCCAACAACTACGCACATTTTTATTCTATTTTCATAAAACTTAACTGCGTCAACAATATTTGTAACAAGATTTTCATCCTGTTTCATTATATTATATTCAAATTCTGTGACTACTCTATTTTCAACTCTTGTCCTAGATTCTTCCATTTGACTTAATAATACAATTTTTCTTTGTTCTAATTCAGCTTCCATTGATTTTTGCATTTTTTCAATTTCAAGAATTGCTCTTTCTTGTATCATTTCGCCTTGTTCAACAGCTTGAGTTAATTTTAATTTTTGTTCTTCAAGTTGAACTATTTGTTCTTTTCTAAGATTATCTAATGTATCTTTTACTTGTTTTTGAATTTCTTGCATTTCTTCTGGAGATGGAGGCATATTTACAAAAAGATTCATATATGCAATTTTTTCTTTAAAATAACCTTCGTAATAATCTAGAATTTCATCATCTTCCCCGTCTTTAGTATAAGAAGAACTTCTAACATCTGCATTAAATATTAATTCACTGTCGGTAATGTCTCTTTGACTATAGTCATTATTTGATATGTTGCTGGGATTTGCATTTTTAATTTTTCTTTTATCATCTGGAAACAATCTCATTAACTGTTCTTTAGGCATATCTTTTTTAACAATAATATAACTAGCGTCTCTAAATAAAAAGTCTCTTGAGGTAGGGTCAACATAAACATCAAAAGGATTAATTGTGTTAAATACAACTTCACCCATTCCTCTATCTTGGTCAGGGTCTACATCTACTTGCATATATCCAATGCCTTTTACTAAAGCATCTTGTATCACACTTGAGTAAAGACTGTTTCCATTTGAATTGCTCCAACAAAAATCCGCTATATCAGAATGTAAAGCAGCTACATCGGAATCACTTCCCTCAGCTCCAACAGCTTGCCATCTAGGATTGTTAGCTGTCGCAAAAAATTTCATCATTTCAATCACTGGAGTAATTCTATTAATAACAAAATCTGGCATACCAGCAGCTTGCAATGATTCTTTTTCAGTCGCTGATAATTGGTCTCCTAAGAAAAATTCATAATTTTTTTGAGCATCAGTTTGCCATTTTTGTCTTTCGCTAGAATTAGCCTTTCTAAAAAGGTCAACTATATTATCTACTAATTTTTTAGATTTTCTTGCCATTAATCTAATATTTCTACATGGACTAAGTCGTCAAAATTATTATCGTGTATATCACCATCGCTATCCCAGTCTCCGCCCCATCTTATTTTTACACCCATTGCTTTTCCTAATCCTCTCAACATTCCACCCATATAATGAAACATTTCTCTATCATCCCAGTTAATCGGGTAAGGAGCGAGGTCAACAGCTTTTCCTTCGATGTGTTTGGAAAATCTAGTTTTTGTTTTCCCTTGTGCTAATAATTGCTCTTGCCGCTCCTTACTCCGCACACCTTCAATAATAGTAACATCCATAATTTTAATTAATTCATTGAGAACATTAACGAGCTTAGCATCCACTCCTTTTAATCTACTTTTACTTCTTTTTCCAAACTTATACATTATTTTTTCTTTTGAGAATAAAGCACATTTAATTTTTTAGGAACAAATGATTTTGTTTTTGGCATAAAAGATTGCCAATAAGAATGTTTAGGCCCTCCAACATCCACTTCAGTTGAGCCTACATTAGCTCTAGTTTCCAAAGAAGATTTTCCCATGCTTTTAGGGTTTTGTATTTTATGTGTAGTTTTTCCTGCCATTATGCGATTACCCAACTTTTAGCTTTTTTTCTTGGTTTAAACCAACTTCTTTTACTTTTATCCTTTTTCATATTAGGAGGAAAAGCATGAACTTGCGAATAATAAAGGCTCTCTATTGTGTCATCATGAGCCATTTTAGGGCCAAAAGTAAGGATTTCGTTGATTAAATCAAACATATTTTTCCGTAAATGCACTGTTCCAGTACTAAAACGGGCAGAAAGTCCGCTATAAATGCGATTTCTTTTCTGTTGTCCGCCTGGTTTCTCTGGAATTACCGATATTCCAAACTTATTTAATCTTCTTCTTTCTTCATTTAATGCTTGAAAAATACTTCTATTCATAGCTACATCTTCTACTGTAGATGATATGCAATTATATTTTTCATGTAATTCAAGTATTATATCTACTACACCTTTTTTTCCAAGTATCTCACCTGTTGATGGATTTTTAGAACCAATAGTGGGAATACTTCTATGCCTTTCATATTCTAGTACATATAATTCATTATTTACATCAATAGCAATTACAGTTATTACAGAAAAGTCACTATGTTTTGTATCAATATCTGTAGCTGGGTCGCATCCTATAAATGTATTCACTGGCACTTCTTCACCATTTTTTACAATATAATTTATCCCATCTTCATTTTTATAATACCCATCCCAATATTTTATATGTTGTCTTCTCCATATTGCATCTTCCTCACTCATTACTTCCATCATATATTCTTGATAGAACTTTTGAGGTTGACCAGAATCAGCGTAGAATTTTTTCTTTTCTTTTATTTTTGAGATTGGGAAAAATGATTCCCAAAGCGGAGTGTTTTCATCAAGTAATGCTTTGTATGTAATAACTTTCCAAGAAAATTCTTTTTTATCTTCTTGAGCCTTAGCATAATTATTAATAAGATTATTAATAAAGCTGTCATAATGTACAGGAGTACCATTGACACGAAGACGGCCAGTATGAGGCTCAATAGCGGGATATACAACAGCCGTGACCAAATTCGCATTTTTATCTCTGGCTTCTCTTGTAATTGTATTCGCTTCATGTTCAAAGTCATCAAGCACAATGAGGTCATATCGTTTATGGAGTTTAGCTCCTCCTCGAATCCCTGCAACGTTACTTTTCGATATAAGTTTACATCCATTGGTTACCTCTATATCTTCTTCTGTCCATTTTTTTCCTCGCATTGGGCCAAAGTAATATTTAATCATATCGTTAAACTCAAGATGATGTTTAATATAATCCATATTACCTACACTTAATTTTTGTGTAGCTGATACCCAAGCATAGAATAGAAAATTGTCTTTACTTGCAAAGCAAAAATCTTTTACAATAGAAGCTTTGGTAAGAACAGTTTTTCCATGTCCTCTGGGAATAATAATAGCAGTTTGTTTTACATTTTTATCATCAATTGCATCTGCAATTTCATAATGGAAGAAAGGAGTTTCACTTCGCATAAAGTCATCTGGAAGAAAAAGTTTTCCAAATGATATAAGGTCTTTATATGCTAATTGTAAAGCTTCTTCAGCTTTGTTTATGTTCTGACTGTTTATATTTGCCATCTAAGTATTTCTCAAATTTTTCAGTTTGCTTTGTCATTTCTACAAAATCATCAAAAACAACTTCTACTCTTTTTAATCTATCTGCAATAAATAATATTGTTTTTTCTAAATCATCTATTTTTGTTTGTAGACTACGTTTCGTTAATGATTTTTTTTGCTTCATTGTATTCTCCATTTATACATTTTAAAAATCTTTCTATTATTCTTTTTGATTTATTTTGATTTCTATGGAGCAATACAAGGACTTGACTTCTGATAATTGATTCTTGTAATTCGCTCATTTAACACTCTGGGTCGTTTTGTATTCCTTTATTAGTAAATTGTTTTTTCTTGCCACCATCGTATTCATACGCATGGCCATTTTCTTTTAATAATTCATTTAGACTAATTTCTTGTCCTTTTAGAAAAATCTCACCAAGTACTCGGCCGTACTTACCAAGGCCGTGAGATTTTAAAGTAAAGCTTCCTTTATCGGAACTTTCTAGCATTTTTTTTGTATAATTTTTTGCCTCTAATCCTTTTTTCTTTTCCTCTAGGTTTCTGGTTCTAGATTCCCAAGTATCTACACCAGCAAATCGTATTCTTTTTTTTACAAAAGTATCAAATCCTAAATCTATAAGAGCATCGCAAGTATCGCCATCAACAACTCTTACTAATTTAGCATTATATATAAATTTATCAAGCTTTTTCATTCTTTAATTTATTATAATTTTTTCTAAGATACGTTAAATATTGTGATGCATTAATTGGATTAAAAATTGTAGTAATTAATCTATTATCATCATCATCGTATTGAGGGTCAATAATAGTAACTGGACAATTAAAGATGTTTTTATCATCTAATCCTAATTTATCTGCGTAACTATCCATTATTTTAAAAGAAGCTACTTGTAAAGCATGAGATATTAATCCATTAGCGGGATTCTTAATGACTTGATAACCAGAAACGTGAGTATGTCCACAAGTAAGGACATGGTCAGCCCAACCAGTTTGAGCAGCACGAGCAACCCCATGAGCAGTATTCCATATACTATTACCTTTGAAAGTATGTCTTGCATTTATTCTTATCTCCCTTCCATTAGGAAATACAAGATTCATCCTAGCTCCCCATTTCTCATATAATCCTTGATGGTCTCTCATTATAAAATCAAGAGGGTCTCCATCCCCACTCCATACGTCATGGTTTCCAGCTACTAAGTATAACCAATTTAATTTATTTACAAAGTATTCTGTAAGTCTCCATGATTCTTTTGCAGAAGTAGATTGTTGTCCATATAAAGAAGATAATCTACCTATCCAATTATTTTGAATGTCTCCAAGATTACCAGCAAACATACCTGGCGTACCATTAATCACATTCATATAATATAATATTTGAGATATATCCGTACCATCATCATCAACGTGAGGGTCTCCAAAGTGAGCAATTCCAATAGGCCCTTTTACATTAATATCTATTTTTACAAGTTTTTTACTTTTTTTAGATATTGCTTTTTGCTTGTATTGTTTTTTTCTATGCTCAATTAAATCTTCTATTGGTATATGGTCTGGGTCAATATCTTCAACTTTAAATGGACTTTTTTCTATTATACTAGGTCTTACAGTTTTCCTATTACACGCAGTACACAACCATTGTTGTTTTTTAGAATTTGCTCTATATAAAAATCCACTTTTATGGACTGACCTAGCTCCGCAATGTGGACATCCTATTACATTCCCATCCGCATCTTTTCGGATGTCATCTCCTATGCTCATTTTTTCCCCTTTTTTTATTCCTCAGATTTATTTTTTATTTGTGGTATTTCATTTCTTGATGCACCTTCAAGTTGTTCTGGTGAAAATCCTTGAAATACTCCTAGTAATCCCATTTCTTTTTGTTTAATTGTATTTCCAGAGGTCCCCACAATCTTGCCTAATTCTTTTGTTGATTGTAAAATAATATTATCATCTTCACTAAAATCTGCAAGATTTTTTAATTTACTAAGGATATACTCATGGTCTATACCTAATCCTTTAGCAACGTCTAAAACTGATTTTTCTATTTCTTTCATCACTCTCTCCTGTTTTAAAAGTACAGTTGCTTTTTGTCTTGCTTTTTTATCAGAAGCTTCTTTGTATGCATTTTTATACGCTTCTATTGCTCCCATTCCTACGACAATATTTGTAGCAAAGTCTTTTTCTTTGTTTGTTACATTTTTACGTTTTTTAACTTGTTCATTTGTATTTTTAATAGTTTTACTAAATGTGTATCTATTACTATGAGCACTAAAATCAGTATCCATAAATGTATTAGGTCTATTAATAAAACTACCCACAACAGTTCTTACCCATCCTTTTGCAAATTTATAATTTTTTCTATCGTGAGGATGGTTTATTTCTTTTGATACTTTTAAAAGCTGTATTATTCTATCGTCATCACTAAATACCCAGTCTCCTTCAGACGCTTTTCGCCAATCTGGATGTACAACTGTATTAGGATTATGTTCTTCAAACTCATTTATGTTATCATAAACATAATGAGGAACATTTCTAATTTTCTTTTTTTCCAATAGTGTCTCTTTTTTTGAATGAATGTAAATCGTTTAATTGAATAACAAGATTATCTATTAATTCATTTACTTCTGGAGGGATTAAGTACACCCTATCATCTATTTCTATGGGTTCATACTTTTTACACAATGCCTCTAATATGTAATTCTGATGCTCTAATGGAAGCTTTGATAATTCTTTAATTTCCTTCGCCATAAAAATTACACATTATATTATTAATCCCTAACCCTGCCACCCTTGAATTTAAATGATAAGTCAAATTATAAAAAGGTTTATTTGACCAAGTTCTTTTAGTAAAAAAATTGTAGGATTTTGATATATACATATAATTAGCTCGTAAACCTTTCTGGCGGATTATGAAAATCCGATTTTTAGTTAACAATAAACCATATAAGGAGAATACTATGGCAAGAACAATAAGGGTCGTAGCACCTGTAACAACTGAAGAAGGTAAGAAGATTGTACCTATCGAGGCAAAAGTATCAGACGGTACAGTGAATGTAGACGGGACTGAATACAACCTTGTTAAGCATCAAGGGTCTGGGTTTCAATATCTCGCAGACGCAGAGACTGTTTCTAATCTAGAGAACTCTGATGCTACACAAGCAATGGATACACTCGCACTTGATGAGGGAATGTAACCAATCATAGGTCTGGGGGGAACCTTAATCCCCCCTTTTTTCTCTTTTTATTCTTATTCATTATAATATATATATACTTTATTTCTATTTATAATACACATTTACTATTAACTTGGTCAATAACTATAGGATTATACAATGACAACAAACATTAAAAGATTTCTAAAATTTTCATTACAATTCTGGACTCTATATTTAATACTAGAGTTTCTTCGTTTAGTGCTAGAAGTAAGGCAAATGTTGGGAATATAATTATGAATAATAAATATGCTAATCCCGAAGAATTAAATTTTATGCAGTTGATACAAATAATTAAAGGTATGGAAAGACATTACAAAAAGAATGGTTGGAATATTAATAATTCGTTAAGATATAAAGAATTAAAGGAATACTTAGATAATAATTGGTTAGAACTATCTAATCAATATAACCCATATAATAAACAATAAAGGAAACATAATGAGACCAAGTAAAACAAATAAGCAAAAGAAACATAAATTAAATGAACAATTAAAATCTAATGGAAGAACTCCAAATCAAATTGCTAGAAATAAAAAGAAAAAAGAAAGGAAACAAAAATAATGGATTTAACAGTCAATGAAATAAAATCTTGGGCTCCAGATTTAGTAATAGATTCATACCCTCAAGGAAAGAGAGGTGAGGTTGCAGTTGTAATAATACCTCATGGAAGAATTAAGATTATGCCAAAACATCGCAAGCCAGGCTCATAGCGAAACAAGGTGCTGAAAAATGCGTGCCGCTACCTTGTAACAAAAATGCGGCTCTAGAATTTATGGGCACTGTTCCCTTCCACTCACAACTACAATGTGGTAAAATAGACCTCCGCATCGTCTATAGTAGCAGTGCCCTATCATTAAGTGCAAGCTAGACACAATGTATTTGAAATTTTATTCAAATTAAATAATCAAACACAAAACCGTTTGGCTTGCGCTTATTAATAATAAACAATAATAACGAGGAGAGATAAAATGAAAAAAAAATCACAAAAACAAAAAGTAAAAGAATATCTTGAAGCTGGTAATTCTTTAACAGCTGTAGAATCATTTGAAAGAGGATGGGGGATGAGATTAGCATCTATAGTAAATCTATTAAAAAAGGATGGATTAGATATAAAAACAGAGATGGTTACAAATAGATTTGGTACTTCATATGCTAAATATAAATTAAAAGCGATGAAAACATCAGAAGACATTGCAAAAGAAAAAGAACAAAAAGCTAAATTATTACTAAAAATGAAAAAATATGATAATGTGCAATTTGCAAATGATTTAAGTGGTAATAGATATTTTAAAATTGGATATTGGAAACCAATAGATAGCAATCATCAATATTATATAAAACAACATAGTAAATTAAATTTTGAAGAAGTCTCTGTTTGGGATGATGATTGTGGATATAAATATTGGTACTCTTTAAAATAATAATTAAGGCTCGTGTGTCAACACATACACTCGTGAAAAAAAGCTCCTCTTTCACATGACATACGGGCCTCCCCCTTTAATAATAATTAAAATAAAAGGATAATAAAATGAAAACACCTTACAAAGAAATAAAATTAAATAAAAATCAACAACAAGCTGTTGGCCTTGATGAAGTAACTATGGTGCCAATATTTAAAACAGGTACAGATGAAGAAGATTACAATAGATTTCTGTTGGTGGAAAGCAATAGAACTATTCGACCTAATAAAATTGCTAATCTTAGAATAGAAATAGAAAGAAATGACCTTACATCTGAAAATGAAATAAAAGTAGTATTAAATAAAGAAAATAGATTAATTATCGTAGAAGGACAGCATAGATTTATTACTTGTATGGATATGAAGCTTCCTATTTACTATAGATTCTCTAATATGACTCTTGATGATATAGGATTAGTTAATTCTGTACAAGATAAATGGAATTTAAATGATTCATTACATCATTATTGCAATAGAGGTATGCATGAATACAAGATATTAGCCGGTTTTAAGAAACAATATAAATATCCTATTTCTACTTTAATAGGAGTATTAGCTGGTCGAAATGATAAAACAATGTGTGATGAATTTAGAAGAGGTCAGTTTAAAGTTACACAATCACTTGAATTTGTTCACGATGTTCTTGGCAAAATACAAGAGTTTAGACAATACAATGATAAAGTATATAGACATAGAACATTCTTATCTGTTTACATTGATTTGTTGACTCATCCAGATTTTAGCCATGAAGTGCTAATAAGGAAAATTGAACAAATACCTACTCGATTTGTACATTGTACAAAAATAAACGATTATCTTAGGATGATTGAAGATGTATATAATTACAATAATAGGAAACCAATAAAACTTTGGTAAATAATAATAAAATATTGGGGTGTAAAAATATTAATTGAATAAGAATGACTAATGATGTTGTTTGATTCGGTTGGCTGCAGATATGCATTCACCCCAATAAAATTAAGAGGAGTTATAATGAAAGTATATGAATGTTTTTATTGTTATCAAAAAACTGATAAAAACGGAATAAAAGTCTCTGGTCAAGCAAAAATAACAAAAAAAATAACTAAAAACTGTAAACCATGTATGAAATTGTTTGGAGATGAACATGGAATGTTAATAATAAAAGGAGAACATTATGATAGCAATTAAAAAAATGTTTGAAGATATTGAAGAAGAAAATCGAATTAAAAATGAAGTATTCTTGTATCTTGAAGAACTGAGAGAATCTGGTGAGACAAATATGTTTGGAGCTGCCGCTTATATACAAAATGAATTTAATCTAGACAAAAAAACATCAATAAAATATTTATCAGATTGGATGAGAAGTTACAATAAACAAGAGGAGGAGTAATGATTATATTCAATATAGCCGAATGGATAGCAAATTTCTTTTTATTAGGAATATCTATAATAGTATGGGCTGTGGGGGCATTTATGATAATGATGATACTATCATTAGTAAATCAATGGTTAAAGGAAGCCATAAAAGGAACAAGTAATGAGTAGACAAACAATCCATGTAAGGCATAAAGATGAAATATTTGAACAATTACTTAATACTTATAAAAAATGTGCGAATCGTAAAGTCAGACCTCCTGTTTCTGATGAAAATTATGGATATATAAAAGCATTAGAATGGGTATTAGGACTTAACAAAAAACAAGAAGAAAAGGAGTAACAAATGAAATACTGGCTACAATCATTATCAGAAAATGGGTTCGATGTATTTACATTGGTTTATATAGCAATTTTATTAATAATGTATCACTATTTACTGAGATGGTATCTTGATATAAGATTTAATGGTATAAAAAAGCAAATAGATATTGTAAATGAAACATTAAACGATGTTTTAGATGAATTAGAGGAGGTTAAATAAATGGGAATGGATGTGTATGGAATTAATCCTAAAGCAGACAATGGAGATTACTTCAGAGCAAATGTATGGTGGTGGAGGCCATTATGGGAATGCGTTGCTTATTATTGTGATGATATATTATCTGAAAAAGATATTATAGAAGGAACATATAATAATGGGTATGAATATAACGAAACAACTGCTTTAGAAATATCAGATAGATTAGAATCATTATTAAAAGATGGAACTCTGTATAAATACAAAACTACTAGAGATTCATATCTTGAAAAACTACCAGATGAAGAATGTAAAATATGTGATGCAACAGGCAAAAGAAAAGAACCACCTAAAATTGGAGCTGGAAAAATAAAATGTAACGGATGCGATGGAAAAGGAAAAAAAGAAAATTGGTCAAAAGAGTATCCTTTTGAAGTTGATTTTGTAATGGACTTTGCAAAATTCTGTGAACAATCTGGTGGATTTAGTATTTGCTAGCTAACCCGAGCAAAAAGAAATGTAGGTTGGTGTTTAGGTTCTGAACCATGTTGCAGGTGAACGAACCAACAGCATCAGCCTATGTTTCGATTGATTCTAAACCTTGATATTGTTAAATTTACAACGCACTAAGGGAGAAAAAACAATGGATATAAAGGCTATCTATGCCGCTTATTTAAAAAAAAGAGACTCTTTAAGACAAAGAGATAAAAATATATTTCATGCATCATCAGCAGGAAGTTGTTATAGAAAACAAATGTATTCTTATTACGATTTTCCATCAGACGACAAAGATGATAAATCATTTAGATTGTTAAGACTTGGAACATTAGTACATGCTGATTTAGAAAAAGCAATGTCTATGTATGAAGACAAGCTTGCTGATATGCAAAAACCAGATGCTCCAATTAAAACAAGTATTCATATAGAAGAAAAAGTAAAAATAAAAGATTATGATATTGTTGGAACGTTTGATGTTGGAGAACAAATAATGAACGATATAACAAAAGAAGTTGAGTTTAATCTTTATGATTATAAAACAGCAGCTGCTTATAAATGGACTACAAAGTTTGGAAGAGTTAAAAATAGAGTAGCGAGTACCGATACAAATTATAAATTACAATTAGGTACTTATGCTCTTGGAATAAGACATAAATATAGTCCAGACAAAATTCATATGTACCTTATTTGGTATAATAAGAATACATCTCAAATGAGAGAACAATTAGTTAGTAATGATTGGATAGAAAATGCACATATGTATTGGATGGGATTAAAAGAACTAAAAGATGATATGGAAAAACATTTTGAGGAAGAATTAATTCCAGAAATGACTGAAGGAGTTCCATTTATGGATTGGGAGTGCAGATACTGTCAATACTATAGTATTTGTCCAAGCAAATTAGCAGAAAAGAAAAGATAAAGGAGAGATAATGAGTGATAATAAAAACGTAGTAATAATAGACCAAAAGAAATTAGAGGCTACTGATTCAATAAGAAAAGCTATAACAGATAAACATAAAAAAGTATCATCTATGGCAACACCAAAACCATTTGTAAAAAAGAAAATGGGTATGGACTATGTAGAATTTTCTTATATGAGAGAAATAGCTGATAAAGAATATCCAGGTTGGTCATGGACAATACAAAAAACTGAAGTATTAGGCAGTGAAGCTTATGTAGTTCATGGAAGATTAAAATGGTACGATGAAGGTATTTGGAGAGAAGCTGATATGGTAGCAGCTCATAGAATACAAAAGAAAAGAGGAACTAATGAATTTGTAGACATTGGTAATGATATAAAAGCTTCTAATACAGATTGCATTAAAAAAGCATTTAATATGTATTTAAATATTGCAGATGATGTTTATCGAAATCAAGTAGATGATTTAGAATTAAGTGATGAACAGAAAAACGATATATTAGTATTAGCTGGTGAAATTAGTGAAGAAAAAATGTCTCAAATACATGAGTTAATAAAAGACCAATCAATAAACAATGCAAACTTTAAAGCTTCATTTGCTAAATTAGAAAGAGAGGCTAAGAATGATTAATACAAGTATATCTTATGATGAAAACTTATTGAAAAAAGGAGAATGTTATTCAATAGGAACTAATGATGGTAAAGAATTTAGGAGAGTAGTCTATAGAGGCACTAGACTCTTAAATGGTAAGCCTATGATGGTATTTAAAACAGAAGATAATGTAAAATTAACTGTTAATCCGTCATTTCATACTTACACAATAGAAGAACAACCGCTACCTCAGCCTGAGGATTTAGAATCAAAAGTGGATGTTTACATACAAAACAAAGTAAAAGGAGAATAATAATGGGAAAAATATCAGCTAAAGATGCAGAAGCTCTTAGAAAGAGTGGAGTACTATCTAATAAAGCAAAAGCTGAAATGGAAAAAACAGGTCATATTAGCAAAACGAAAAAAGCTAAGAAATTCTTTAAGACTGCAGATGGGAAATTTGTATCCCCAATGCTGTATTTCAGAGGTTCTAAGAACACTACTCCAAGCAAAAAAATGGATGAGTTCGTAGCTAATTATGAAAAACTCGTAGATAAATACGCAACAACTAAAACAACTAATAAATAGGAGAAACAATGGCTAAAACACTTGATGCCACTTACGACCCTTCTAATAAATGGACACCCATTGAAGAAGGAACCTACCCAGCACACATAACAAGCCTTGCAACTAAGGAAATGAATACAAGAGCTGGAGAAGCTATTATAGTGAATATGACTTATAAAGTCAATGAAGCTGTAGAAAAAGTAGAACAATTAGTATGGGAAATGGATGGATATAACTATGTTAAAGATTCATCTGGAAATAGAGTTCCTGTACTTAATGGAGGCGACGAACAAGAAACAATATCTTGTGGACATTTAAAAGATAGAATATTCTACGATAATGGTTTCTTTATATTCACAGATACATCTTCTGCTAGTAAAAATAGTAGATACTTTCAATTACTAGAAAATCTTGGCATTAAATGTGAAGATAGTAATGGAATAAAGAAGTTAGTTCTTTTAGAAGAAGATGATGTTGTAGGAGTTCCTGTGCATATTACTGTTAAGAGGCAAGAATATGTCACAAGCGATACAAAACATCTCCCACCTGACCAACAGGAAAAGAGGACTACATTTAAAGTATCTGAACTAAAGAAATGGGAAAACGGCCCTACTTTAAGTTTAGAAGAACTAGATGAGGATGTACCATTCTAAATGGTAATGAAAAACTAAGGTTATATTGATTGTATAATGCAAGATAATGTAAATTAGAGATGAGGGCGGTTGTATATATTCACTATCTACTTCCTCTCATCTCTCCTTAGTGCCTCTTGGCCGCCCTCAATCCCAAAAAGGAATAAATATGAAAGAATCAAGCGCAGTAATTAAACTAACAAAATCTGAAATAGAAATGGTTATAAAATCTTTGCAATTTACAGAAGATTCAGCAGAATTTTTTGATGCACCAATTATGTTTACACATAAAATAAAACAAGATTTTATTCAAATAAGAACAGATATAATACAAGGAGAGAAAGACATTGAAACCAGAAACAAAACAGAAGAAGAAAATAGGAATGGCCCAGAAGCTTGCGAAAGCTGCATTGATTGATAAACCAGTTTGGCCGCCTGCTAAAGGTTATACTTACTTAAAAGATGTTGCTGTTGGGGAATTAGTTGACACAGGTACTCAAATGCGTGCTGTTGTTGTAGGGCATTCAGAATGCGCATCTCTAGTGTTGGTATTAGATGCTAAAACTCAAAAACCAGAAGACAAACAATTCTATTTAGGTAAACAAAGATGGGCATTAAAGACAGAAGTAAAAGTAATAGGAGATTAAAATGAATAAAGAAATAGTCACATCAAAAGCTCAAGGATATAAACTAGAAAGAGATTGGTACAAACTTGCATTGGGAAATATTGAAGAAGTATTATCATGGGATATTGAAGACCAATATAAAATATTAAAAATAATTGATATTATAAGAGTTTATACAGATGGAGAACCAACAACTGCAGATGAGCATAATAAAGGTGATGATATAGAGTATAGCTATGAGTAGAATGCCTAAAAAACAGCCATGGGGAGAAAAAGCACAAGACTCTAGAATAGCTGATAAAAGAATAAAGCATTGTATGGAATGCAATAGATGTTGGGAAATATTATATTATGGTAATAAAGAAAATTTTTACTATTATTATGATTTTCCAACATACGGAAAACAAAAAGAAATATGTAAACATTGTAAGGGAGAGAACAATGAGCAAAATGTCATGGATAAGTTACCTATGTGAAACTGGTAATAAAAAAGAGCTAATTAATGAAGTGGGAAAGAAATTAGCTGAAGGGTTTTTAAAAGCTCATAACCAAATGAGAGAAAATAGAAATAACCCTGCATACAATAAGTTGAATGAAATTCACGATGAAATGCAAAAAGAGGTAAAGAATGATAAAAGATACAAAAACATTTAATTGTCCAGCTTGCGGATTTAATGTATTTAAAAAATACAACAAATCAAAAGAAATAATGGGATTGCTATCAAAAAGAAGTAAAAAAACAAAAACTCTATTAAGACAAATATCAAGATTAATATCGCAAAATATAAATACAGAAAACAGAGACACTTATTTTTATTTCTTATATGGATTAAGAGATATAGAAGATGGAACTTTAAACTGGGCAATAGAACAATATTATCAAAGTAGGCATTATTTACAAGGAAAAGGATTTGCTTATTTAAGAAGCATTGTTCAAAATAGAGATAAAAACATGGAGTCTATTAAAGAAAATGAGAGGAAAAGACTTGGTAGCGCTCCTCCAATAATAAAACATGAAAAGGAGGTATAAAATGCCTAAAAAAACAACTAAAAAAAAGAATATTCCTAATAATTTTAGAGGCAAGGAAGATTTATTCTTTAAAAAAGTAAGAGATGGATTAAAGAAATTTTTAGAATCACCATTTAAATAACATAAAAAGGAGAGAGATATGTTACAAAATGCAATGTTTCCAGTAAAAGAAGTACCAGCAGTTGGTTATCCACTAGATGATAATCAAGATGTTACACTACTTGATAAAACAGGATATAAATTCATAGTAAGAGAAGACACAGGGCAAGTGCTTAGTTGTATGACAGATAGTTATAGACTTGTTACAAATAAATCTATCATTGAGGCAGCTGCACCAATTGTAAAGAAACATGGTGGAAAAGTAAAAGAAGTATCTATATTTAGTAATGGAAGGTCAGTTCATATGAAATGGAATTTTCCTAAACATATGATAAAAATTGGTAAAGATGACGAAATGACACCTGAGATTGTTGTAGGTAATAGTTATGATGGTACTCTTGGAGTAAATATTATGGCTGGAGCATTTAGATTAATCTGTTTAAATGGTACTGTTATAGGTATAGTTGCTGCTAAATACAAGAACAAGCATATTAAATCCAATGTTTCTTTTGATGATTTCGATGAAGTAATCTCGGAGACTATGGATAAAACAAAACTAATCTTTAAAGAAGAATTTCCTGTATTACAGGGAACTAAATTTAGAGATAGACATGTTATTGATTTTCTAAAAATGTTTCCAATACAAGCAAATGAAATGGTTACACAATCATTAATAGCTAATGCTCCGAAATCATTTTGGGATTTGTTTAATGTAGGGACTAACGTATTAACTCATCATATGAATAGAAATGCTCAATCCACTCACAATATTGAAGGAAGATTGTATCCTACAATTAAAAAGTGGGCAGAAAAAGAGGCTAAAATTGCCGTCGCATGATTGGTATGATTGTCCTATCGTAATTCCTTATTATGGGGGGAAGTATGAGATGAGTAAATTATTTGTTCCTCTTATACCCCCTCATAAAAGATATTTCGAGATGTTCGCTGGTGGTTTATCTATGTTTTTTAGAAAATCTAAAGCGGATTGGAATGTTGTAAATGATAAAGACAATAATATTGTAAACCTCTATATGTGTGTTATGCATAACTTAGATGATTTAATACATTATCTTAATTGGCTTCCTAAATCTAGAAAATTGTTTTTAGATTTTCGCACCGAAATAAAAGAAGGCAGTGAGTTTAATATACCTGACCCATTACAAGCTGCTAAATACTTTTATTGCATAAGGCATAGCTTTAACAAGCTTATTCATACTCCGTTTTCTAAAAATAAAGATATGAATAAAGACTGGGAAACAGAACTAAAATACTCAAGAAAGCATATTGGTGGAACAACTGTAGAAAATTTAGATTTTGCAGAATTGGTAGAAAAATACCCACCATCCAAAGATGATTTTTGGTACTTGGACCCGCCATATTTCATAGCAACAGATAAAGGTGATTATTATATGAATAACTTTGATTCAGAAGACCATTTTCGATTTAAAGAAGCTGTTGATGCAATAGATAAAGGTGGAGCAAAGTTTATGATTAGTTACGACTACAGAGAAGAAGTAAAGGAATTATATAGTGATTATTATATTAAAACAATAGAGTTAAAGAGTTATTCTGGAACAACAGATAAAGCTAGATTAAAGAAAAGAAAAGAATATCTTATTCTTAATTATGAACCAAAATCCCAATTAGGGATGTTTTAAGGAGAGACAATGGAAGACAACAAAAATAACGAAATAAAATTAATGCCTTCTTCAGAAGAAGCTGAAAAAGCTTTATTATCTTGCATGATAGAAGGAGGGGACAGAGAACATGAAATAGCTATGGCTTGGATTCGTGAAGATGAAGCCTTTTATTATACAGATAATAAAATAATATGGAAAGCATTTAAACAATTATATAAAAATAATGTAGAGATTGATTTAATAACATTAAATGATAAAGTAAAAGAATATAAAGGTGAAAGTATGGTTTTCTATATTACTGGACTAGCTGAAGAATTTACATCTAATAGCAATATAGAAAATTATGCAAGAATAATATGGGAAAAATATATACAAAGAGAAACTGCTAAATCTGCTTCTGCTTTATTAGATGCTAGTTATGAAGATTATAAAGAAGTAGGAAGTATATTAGAAAAACATAGCAAACTAATAAATGAATTAAGACAAATACAACCATCATATGAAAGAACAATGGAAATATTAATAGAAGAAATGAAATCAGTTGTTGAAGAAGATTCTAATTTAATTCCATTCAATCTTGGACATTTAGATATGTTTGCAGGTGGAATGACAAGAAAAGAAATTACTGTTTTAGGTGGAAGGCCTGGACATGGTAAAACAACTCTTGTTATTAATATGGTAAAAGGATTAATTGAACAAGGATACAAAGTAATTTTATTTAATCGAGAAATGAGCAATACGGAGATGTTAAAGAAAATGGTGGTAATGGAATCAAATGGATTAAAATACGGAGATATAAGACGAAACGACTTATCCGAAACAAGTAAAGAAGAGTTTGATTTAATAGCTGAAAAAATGAAAAAAGATTATGAGAATTTAATAATGTATGACAATGTTAGAACATTGGATGATTGCTTGAGAGAAATTGCAAAAAATAAACCAGATGTTGTTATCGATGATTATATTCAATTAATAGATGTTCAAGGAGTAAAGGAAGGAAGAAGGTTTGAAATAGAAAAAATAATGCAAGAATATAAATGGATATGTAAACAAGAAGATTGTTCTGCAATATTGGTTTCTCAATTAAATAGAGAAATAGAAAAACGATTAGACCCTAGACCTCGTATGAGTGATTATGCAGAATCAGGTGTAATTGAACAGACTGCTGAATCAGCTATGTTTGTATTCTATGGACATAACTTTGACAGTGAACGATATTCACCATATAAAAGTGAAATAATTGTATCTAAAAGTAGATATGGTAAAATAGGTACTCATATGGTAGGATTCAATGGAGGAAGATGTAAGTTTTACATGAACTCCGATATGGCTGAGAAAGATAATCTTGGTTAAAAAAACTTGCTACGGGTGCTTCTTTGAGTTCTCCTTTAAATGTTATTGGTTCCATTTAAATCAAGGAAAGCGCCCAAAGCAAATACCAAAAGATATATTAAATGTAGGATGTAGCAAATATAAAAACAATGTATCTATTGGATATAAAGCTGGAGACAAATTAACTGATAAAATAATAAATACATTTGATGGAGAAATATTAGGAGACAAATATGAACCACCATCTAAACCAACAAAAACATATAAAAGAAAATATGTTAAAAGTCCACATAAATATTCACATAGAAAGGATGCGCAATGACAATAATAGGAATAGACCCAGGTGCTAGTGGAGCATTATGCTTTACTAACTCAGAAAAAAAAGAAATATATACACATAAATGCCACAAACTAATAAGTGGTAGAAGATTGACTGTTTCTATGGCTTTAAATGCATATAAATCTAAAAAAGCAATAGTATATATAGAAAAAGTTCATGCAATGCCTCACGATGGAAGAAGTTCTTTATTTAAATTTGGAGTAAACTATGGAGCATGGTTAGGAATACTTAATTCAGTAAAAGGAATAAATAAAATAGTAGAAGTATCACCACAAAAATGGATGAAATTTTGGGAAAATAAAATAGGAGAGAAATTACCTAAAATAAAAAAAGATAGAAAAAATAAACTAAAAGAAATAGCATCAATTTACACAGAAAGACCTGCGACGTTGTGGAACGCTGATGCAGTATTAATAACAATGTACGGAATGTACATAGAAAAAGAGGAGGTGTGAGTGGCGGTTAAGAAAATAAAAGCAAGATATAAATGGCAAAAAAGTTTATATCCTCTAATAAAAATCGACCATTTAATAGTAAAAGCATTTACAAAACAAAATATTATAACATTGTATTTGTTTTATGATATAATATGGTTTGAATTAAATATATCTGCTGAGTTAACAACATTTAAAATAGGTATCAGCAACTTATATATACAAATTGGAGGGGGAACAAATGAATAATGAAGAATATATAAAAAAGAAATTAAAAGCAATATCTGAATTATTAAGAAAATTAAATGAGGAAATACATAAAATTACTAAACTATTAAAATAATATATGGGCAAGTGATAGTCTTAAATGATTGTCATTTGCCCTTTTTTTTTAGTTAATTATATCATCTGCAAATTCTCTTACAGATTCATCTCCTAATTGTTTAAAAGGAGTTGGTAGGTATGGTCTAGCTCCTCTCCAGAAATTTTCACCAAAATCAACTACCCATAATAACATTGTTATTATTTCCATACTAAATGGTAATTGCCTAATAGCATCTTCTATTGTATCATCTTCGTCATCAACTGACATCATACCTATATCAAAAGCATATGAAAGCAACATACTTGCTGTAATTATTTTTGAAACAACCATACTTTCAAGACCTCTAGAAGCTCTCATGTTAATATCATCTTTAGTAAAAGACCTAGCTAATCCTTGAACACTTCTAAAAATTGTGTATGGTGCAAAATTAAAATATAAAAATTTTAACATTATGGTAGGAAGACCCCTAATTAAAAAGAAATTTGTTGCTCTATCTAAATTTTTATCATCATAATCTTTGTTTAAAAAAGAATGTTTTTGCCAATAAAGAACTTGTTCTTTTGTCATCCCAGCTAATCTAGCTGCGTGCATACCTCCTCTCATTGATTTTTTAGCTATCTGCCATGGGATTTTAAATGCCAAAGCTCCATATCCAAGAGCTTTATTACTAAGCATCCCCTCTGGAGACATAGCCGCAGACCTTAACCATTCCATTTCAACAATTGTTTGATGATAATCATATTGTCTAAATTGCCATCCCATACCTCCAACTGCACCTCTAAACATTTTAGAAGCCATAACTTTTGTAAATCCAAATAAATTCATATATACTGACAATCTAGCCATGTCTATTGCATCTTGAGAATCTGTGTACTTCCAATCTCCCGATTCTGGAATATTTACTCTACCCATTTCTTCTGATAATTTGAATCCTATAAAAGCAAATTCAGACCTCATTCTTCTTTCACTTCCAGACATTGTAGTATATTCACCAGCAGTAGGAAACCATTCTAATTTCCATTTAACTAATCTGTTGATAGCTGATTGCGACAAACCTAATCTTAAATCTTTTAATCTATTTTGTAAATATTTTTTATGTTTAGGTTTATAATCACCATGATATATTTCATATATTTCTTTTTTAACTCTTTGTATTTCTTCTAATTGTATTTTTTCTCCAACAGCTCCTCGATTTTGAGCTGATGTTATTAATTTATCCCAAGATTTACTTTGGTCTAACCAACCTTCTAAACTTGTAGCTTTTTGCAATCTAATTAAATCTACTAATGGAAGAATAGCTTCTTTAGCATCGGAGCTATTTCCTTGCCCTAAGTCCATTCCTAAAGTAAGCATATCAATAAAAGCATTGCCAGGGTGAAGAACTCCTGTTTCTTCTACTTGTTCAATTAATTCTTGATATTTATGATTTTGAGTTCCATTGTTTTCACTAGATGGATTCATTGCTCTCATAGAGTCCATTACATAATCAAATCCATAATTTATAATCCCATTTGCTCTTTGAAAATTGTTAGTAAAAGCTGTTCCCATTCCTAAATTAAAAGCAGTTTTTAAAGACCTTATAAACACTCCTGTGTCTCTAATTCGCTCAGGTGATACATCTTTTCCAAACCAATTTTTAAATATTTTAGAAATATTAGAATCGCTATAATTTAAATTAAAAAACCCAGCTTCAATATCAGCATCACCAGCTGCTACTTTAGTTTGGTCAACAATATAATTAACTAAAGATGGATTGTCTTTAAACGCTAAGATTGTTTTAAACAATTCTATTTTCATCCTTGTTAATTCATTAGCTCTTATAGCTTCATCTACATATTCAGACCATAAAGACCTGTCTTTTCTTCTTTTTTTATGGTCAGTAAATAATGTTCTTCCTTTTGTAGCTAATATTTTATGAACCATCATAATTTCTTTTTTATCAGCTTCTGTATCAGTATCTCCGTATAATCTTTTTTCAAGATTATTTAACATATCTTCATAATATTTTTTTCTTTTATAAAAATCAGCTAATCTTTCTCTTGATTCTGCTTTTTCAACTAAATCAGATTCTTCACTATTTAATATATTTTCATCAGTAGCTATTTGAGCATCTATTTCTGGTAAATATGAAGAACTTATAGCTTTAACAGCTTCTTGAACCATGTCTAAATAAACAGCATTTTCAAATTTAATATGACCATATCCAAACTTAGATGCTTTTCTAACAAAAGAATTTGAAGATATAAAGTTTCCTTGCTTGTCTTGAGTAAGATTAAATTTAATTCCACCAATACTACTTATCTTATCAAACATTTCTTGAATATCATCAACATGCCAACCGTTTTCCATTAGAATAGGTTGTATTTTAGCCATGTAATCATCAAGCTCTTGCATTACTTTAGAATGTTCTTTTTTTAATACTTTTTCATAGAATAATTCATTCCATTCGCGTTGCATTTCAATAGAATCCCACATTTCAGGCATCCAAGAATCTGGTGGGTCGTATATCTTATTTTGAAATTTTACACCTTTTTTCCAATCTGCATATTTTCGTTTAGGTGTATCTGTTCCAGGTATTGATTCATATTTATAAACTCTATGCTCTTGAGCTGTAAAAAAACCTTCCTCTAATTCGCTTGGTTTTATTTGTTCTTCTAAAGATTCTTTTGTAATAGATTTATTGTTTTTTATAGAAGAAAAGAAAGATTTAAGATTGTCTGGTATCCTATAAACAATAAATGCATTTTCATTTTCATTTGGAATAACAGCTTTTTGTCCAGAACTTTTTTGATATTTTCTATATTTTGATAAAATCTTTATACCTTTATCAGAGCTGTGTAATGGTATCATAACATACCTTGAATCAGAATCACCTATTTCATGTCTTTCAGATTCAAATTTTATCATTTGAAAAAATTGTTTACCTTCCCAAGAATTTCTCCATTTAGTAAACTCTTTAGGGTTTGTTGGTATATCTCTAGGGATTATACTTCTAACTTCATCATGTAGTAATTCTTCTGATAATTGAGTAGCCGCAACAGTTTTTTGATAATTGGACATATCAGAAACTTCCCCTCTTGCTCCAATACCTTTTAATTTATCTTCTATAGATTGTAAAGAAATAGGATTTTTTTGCTTTGTTATGGGGTCAATAATACTTGTTTTCCACGGGTACCCTATTTGTAAATAAGAATCTAAAAGAGTGGTTGTCATTTTAACAAATTTTCTTACTTGACCACTCGGGTCAATAGCAGATGCAACTAATAAAGGCATCTTAATTGTTTTTTCATAGCTACTTAATTCTTTATCTGAATTTGCTCTTTTCTCCCATTGTTTCATTTTATATAAAATATAATTTATTTTAGGAGCATCCCATTGAGATGAATTATTTAATCCAGATTTAGAAAGACCTTCATCTCTTTTAGCAAACGCAGATTTAGAATAAGCTTCTTGAAAAACACCTTGTATAAAATCTAACCTATTGCTTACATATTCATCTGGAATCACAAAAGCGCTTACATTATGCAAATCATCAATACTTTTTCTCATAATATGATTAAATAAATTTTGATGAGCTTTAAATCTTTTTTTCTCAATATCTATATGTTTTAATAAAGTTTTCCTTTCTCTAGCTTTAGTAGCTTCTTTATATTTTTTTCTTAAATTTTTTACATTACTATGAGGATATTCAATAATATTAGAAATACCTTTTTCTAAATTTGTCTCTATTTCTTTTCTAGATTCTTCAACTAAAACTGATGCTAGTTTTTTATCATCACAATAACTCATTATCCACACTCCTTCAGTATTGATTCAACAGTCCTTCTTTGTCTATCCTCATATCTAGTGTCAGCTTTTAAACTAATTTTTTCACTTGAAGCTCTTCTTAGGTTTGGCCCGAACAAATTAGCATATGTTCTCCAAACATCTGGGTGCATTAATGGCATTGGTAATACTGTTTCTATATCTCTAGGTCTTGACATATTTTGATATGTAGCAGGTGTATATATATTGTCTAACTGCTTTTCAACTTTTGCTATGTTTGATTCTATTCTTTCAACTATACCTAAATCAATTTCTTCATTTAATTTAGATTTTAAATCTACAAGTCTATTAAATAATCTTTTTTCTTGTTCTCCAACTTTTTCATGTGTTTTAGGAGAATAAGTCAATATACCCCTAAGAAATCTAAGAGAAGAATACGCTTGTTGTTCTTCAGATAATTCTTTCCAAGATGGGAGTCCAACTTTTTTAAAATACTTTTTATCAGTTTTATTCAACCATTTATCAATAAATTTAACAATTTCATCTTGATATGGGTAACCAGAAGATGTAATTCTACTTTTAGTTGAATCATTATACATTCTATGTTTCATAGCAATTCTATAAAATTCACGACCCATTTCATTTGTAAATCTTCTAGCAACTTCTTTATCTTTTTCAAATTGCTCTGTTTCTGGATACCATCGCTCTGTTTCTTTTTGAAGTGTGTACATATCTTGCTGTGTGTACATTATACCTCTTTGTATTCTATTAGGATGATAACCTAAAGGATTGTTATGTACTTTATCATCTGGATTATTTTCTTGATATTCAATTAAAGATTCATGAGGTACAGCAATTAATCTTTCAAGTGGTAGTAGTTTATTATTGAAAGTAATTTTATCAATTGCGTAAGTCCTTTTTGCCAATTTACTATCTTTACCATATTTTATTCTTCTAGTATTTGCTCTGTCTTTAATTTCCATTCCCCTTTCTATACCAGACATTTGATTTAACTCATACATTTTTTTACTAGTGTGAAACATTCCATCAATATCTTGAGTCCTATTTGTATCCATATCTACACCACGCCTAGAGACATTATTCATTAATTGCTTTCTTACTATTGAAGAAATAGTATGAGCTTGTTTTGAACCAATAGGAGAGCCATTATCTTGAATAAACATTCTTGGAGCTATCCATACCCATCCACCGAATCCCCAATCAGCTAATAAAAACTCTTTTGAATTATCAACAGCTGCCTGCAATAATATATGTAATTGTTTTAAAGGACTTGTTTTTAAATATTTGTCGCCTTCTGTCCATTGAGAACCATCTTTGTTAACCAATTGACCCATCTTAGCTAAATCTAACATTTCTTGTGTAACATCATCATTTAGCTTTGCATAAGACATAATAATATTTTCTTCATTTGGATTTCTAACAACAATTTTTTGACCACCTATTTCCATTTTTAAATCTTTTGAATACATATCTTCCATAAATGTTACTGCGTTCATTAACATTCCTTGAGAGTTCATACCTCTACCTAACTTACCAACAGTAATATACATATCTCTTTTAGATGTCATTTTATAATTTATATTCGATTTTTTAAAATACTCCAATCGAACAAAGCTTTCCATATTTGAAAAAGAATCCTTGACTTCTTTGTTATTAAATTTATTAATAACACTTCTATCCATATAATTCATGCCAAAATAAGGAGCAATTAAGAAAGATGTATCACCATCGTGGTCAGCTTGCAACTTACCAAGAGCTGTTTCTGGATGAAACCATACAACATCTCCATGACCTCTAGGCATTACTTTTTCTATTCTAGCTAAATACACAGAACTAAGAGTATAAGCTGGCCACCTTCCCACCATTAGATATTCCTTTCTAGTTCTTAAAGCTTCATTAATATTGTCAATCAATTCATTGCCAAATCCTTCTACATTTAAGAAATCTTTTAAAAATCTTACCATAGTTACATCATCACCACTAAGAACTACTCCATCTTTTTTACTAACAATAGTTTTAGATAAATCAGATTTAATAACAGGAAAACTTCCGAAACCTCTTCTTCTTCCTCCATAAGAATTTTCTTTTACAACTCTATTTTTTATAGGACTTAATATTCCTCTTATAATATGAGGATACATAAATCCATCTTGTATCATTAATCCTTCTGAAGGTTCAATTAATCTATCTACTTCATTCATGATAGTTAATCCATCAGATTTAAATTGCCCCATTAAAGCTCTCATTACTTGAGGGTCTTGCCTAGCTGCAAATAAAGCTCTCATATTACCTTTTGCTACATTTAACATTCTAGTTAATAATGAATCTCTTAAACCATCAAAAGAAGAATCGTATAAATGAGACATCCACATCCACGGAAACGCTGCACTATTATGACCTTGTTGTTTAGGAACTTTAACTATGCGCCTTGATTCTTCTGGTAATGTTAGTATATTAGTAGAAATTCTTCCATTTAGCTTAAAAGCACCGCTACCACCATCTGGTTCTTTAGCTTCATCAAGAGTTCCAAACATAGTCATTCTGTTGTCATCAGCATCATATATATGAATACTTCCATCTACGTTAACAGTGTAAGCTATTATGTTATCAGCTTCATCTGTTATATATATGTTTTCTTCTGGAACAAATTCATTATGTTTCATAGCTAAGTAATTAGTTCCTTCTAATTCTTGACCAGGTTGCAAATCTTCACCATAATGCTTTTTTGAAAAATCATCATTTTTACTTATAAATCTTATTCTTGTTTTAATTTCTCTTAATTTTGACGAATTTCCAGTTGTTGGTATTCGACCTATGTTATATGACGTTTTATCTAAATAATCAGAATCTACCCACAAAGAACCATCACCATGATATTTGTCTGGTAATCCAGCTATGTAATCAGCCATAGGTATTTTTGCAGAAGAACCTGTTGCACCTGGAACTCCTTTAGAAATAAATGCTTTAGATTGGTCTATAATTTTAATAGTAAAATCGCCAGCTCCTACAGCTACAATTCCATTACCATCGTCAATACCTAATCTTCTGCTGTGATGAGATGTATTAGGAGTTCTTATTAAATAATCTCTGCCTCGAGCTCTTTTCATTGTTTCATGCGTAAGTATATGTTGAGCTATTACATAATTATTTAATGGAGATTTTTTAATTTCATGTTGCATTGATTTTAATAATTCTTTTTTATTTGATTCATTCATATTACCAATGCTTACTTCATAATCAAGATAATCCACAACAGAATCAATATTAGAAGATATTTCCATAATGTCTTCACTTGCTCTTGCAACTATAAAAGAAGGTTGATTTCCAGAAGCTTTAACAGCAACAATAGTTCTAGCTCTTTTATCTCCTATTTCTTCATCAGCGTATTTAGCAAAATTTCTATCTAAATCTCTTATTAATTGCCCATTTAATGTCACATAAGATAATGTAGAAAAATACCCACCTTTCTCTTCTCCCTTATGAACATCAATCATATCTTTAAGATACATTCTTGAATATTTAATATCTCCACCACTAGACCATTCATAAGACATATTATCATAATCTAAAAATGATACACCAACAGTTCTTGGAAGGTCTTTGTTGCTTCTAAGGTCTTTTCCATATTTAGGATGACCTCCTACTTTGGGGACTAATCTTTTATCATCTTTATTGCTTAATACTTTTCCATCGTATGTAACATTTGCATACCACCAAGAAGGTTTATCGTATCCAGATTGCCTATTAATCATTTGATTCCTTACCCAAAATCCCCTAACTGTATTATTGTCAGCTGTAGTAACAGGTTCCCAATTATATTTAGATGAAAGATATGATGTAAAACCTGCAAAATCTTTTACAACAACTTCAGACATTAATTCGGCAGTTTCTTTTGGAGATAAATAACCTCTAACATTTGTTTCTTCTAAAAATTTAAAAAATCTATCATCAGAAAAATTATAAGTATCAATATCGTTATTATTTTCTATTTCTTCAATATCAGTTGTATTGGATATGTGCAACCCTTCACGAGTAACATCATGACTATCTTCGGGACTGTGTCCTTCTAATGTTCTTTCAATGTTTTCTACAACATCTAAATCAGCAAGTTGCCTTCTAATTCTTCTTTTCTTAGCTCCTGTCTTGCCGATTAAATCAATTAATTTCATAGCTTTATTATCACTTCTCATCTTAATTCCAACATCAGGGTCTACACTAACAGCCCATTCAGATAATAAATTCTTAACCATATCCCTATCTTCTCTAATAGCAATAGATTTATTTATTGATTTACTTAATATTGGCACATAATCAGCAACTTCTATACCATACTTATTTTTTATTTTATTAAAAGAAGAACTAAATAATTCTTTTATTTTTTCAGGTTTATTAAAGTTTTGTACAGCTCTGTTTAAATTAACAGCATCCTCTACAATTGTATCTTTTATAGGAGTTGACTCATCTTTAACTCCAGTCTTTCTTTGTATTTCTTCTGAATTATTTTCACTTTTTTGAAACTCTGGCACTTCTTCAATTTTATGAAATCGTTTTATTGGAACTGCGTTAAAATTGTCAGGTATTCTTACTCGAACAATAGGAGCTTCTAATGCTGAATATTTTTTAAATTCTGGATTTAATCCTAATTTTCTTAATACTTTTCTTGCAGCTGTCCAAACAGCTCCTAATTGTGGAGCATCTTTATATAATTGAATTGCTTCAGGTAGAGATATTTCACGAGAAGTATTATATTTTATATTTCGTAAAGTAAAAGTTTTATTATCTTTATCTAAAACAGAAATCCGTTGGTATCTTTTTAATATTTTATCTTGTCTTATAGCAAGTAATTCAGATTCTAATTGCTCATCACTTTTTAAATGATTTCCTTTTTGAAGTCCAAATTCTTTATCTACCCAAGGCAGTACTTTTAATTTTTTCCTTTTGGCAAATTCTTTTTCTACACCCATTTCCCTTGCGATTTCTTGTCCAAGTAAACCTACAATATTTCCAGCTCCTATTTCTCTTAATTGAGCTTCTCTTTCAGTATCAATTTCTACATCTTTATCAGTAAGAATATTAGACCGAAGTTTCCATTCTTCATAAGATTTAGCTCTGTCAGGGTCATTTAATTCATAATCATTAACGTACAATCTAGAAGCTCTTGGATTCCCTTCTAATTTTGTATTAGCGTCAGCTCCTGTTATTCCCCAATATTTATTACCTCTTTGATGAGCTGTTAAAATAGAATGATGTATGGATATTTCTTTAAATCTTTTTGCTTCATTTACTAATTTATCTGTTTTTTGTAAAGATGCTGTATCTCCAGATTTTAACTTATCATAATCATCAACCCATAAATCAACTCTATCTTGTAAAGATTTTGTTATCCCATCTACTTGTCTATTGTATAAATCTACATATCTTTGAGCTATTTTAGATACTTTAGAAACAGAAGTAAACCAATCTGAAAGTTTCCATTTAAGTCTTTGATTTAATTTTATATTTTTTTGATTACGTTTTTCTTGATTTCTTTTAATATGTTTATTATATGCATTTTTCTGAGCCCAATATGTATTAAATGAACGTTCTAATTGAGAAGAACCTTCCGATTTCTTTATAAGGTCTGAATAATCAGCAGAAGTTCTTTTAAAAAAATCATATAATGCTATTCTAAATTTTATTTCAACTCCTAACTCTTTCATATCAGCTGTTCTAGCAACAGTCTTTAAAATAGTAGGAAATTTAGATTTTTGATTTTTTAAAGTTAGTGAAATATATTTTTTACTTTCTTTATCTAGTCCAATTTTATTTAAAAGAGATGAAATACTTTGTAATCTTGATTCATCAAGTTCTCCATTTTTATCTACAGGTATTAAGTTCCTCGATGAATATGCTCCACCCTCACCATGTACAATTACATTATCACCAAGTGTAGATTGTAAATCATTAACCAGTTTATTTTTTAAAGTTTTATCAGGGTGACCAGTTAAGATGGTATTTAATCTTTTATTAATAAAATTATAATATTTATCTATATATTGATAAGGGTCTTTACCAAGTGATTTTCTAAAATTATTCCAATGTGTCATTTCATCATACATAACTTTAGTCATCATTCTATTAACAATAGATTTTTGTATTCCTTCATTAATTATGTCACTTGTACGATTTATTAATTTTTTTGTTTCTCTTATTAATTTATCATAAACATCAGGCATACGATTAGGGTGAATTAATTTAAATTCATGGTCTTTATTATACATTGTTATAAATTCTTTAACTAAAACTTTATCCCCTGTATGTGAAGCATGTTGAAGCATTCTGTCTTTTGCAAGAAAATATGCTTTATTTTTTAAATATAAACGAGCCCCTTCTTCTGGAGTTATAATACCTTCTGCAATCTTTCTATCTATTTCAGAATCTAATTTTGTTTGAACTTCTTTTCCCTTATCATCAAATTTTTCAATAACATCATTTATATCTTGTTGAATTTCATATATTATAGCAATGTCATTTAATTGCTTCAGTCTTTTCATTTTAGGTTCTACATACACATACCACCCAAGTCCATTTACTTGAGGACTACTTGGAAATTTTTCAATACTTTTATCTTCATCAATATAATTTTGTTCTAATTGAAATCTGTGACCAAATCCTTTGTAAAATTCATTATCAGTAAGCATAATTCTAGAAGAAAAGAAATCATCAGATATATTATTTTTCTCAGCAGATGGTAATAAAGAAGGTAAAAGCATTGGAACAGCGTTTCCATTTTGATTAATATTCTCAGGTTTATACCTTACAGCATATGCATTTAATGGAAATTCCTGTTCAATATAAGATTCGTATTTTTGAATTAATAATTCCCTATCTACAGATTTTTTTCCTTCAGTCCATTCTGCATCTTTTATATTTTTATAGAAATTTTCTACAACAGATTTTTCATATTTAGAAAGATTTTTTGTAGAGAAAGGAGAAGATATAGAAATTTTATCTCCTTGATTCGATAAAACCTCAGAAAAACCATAAGAATATGGCATTATTATTTCACTAGAACTAGAAGCTGGAATCTGAGACATTGATATTCCACTATATTTACCCGCTACATATGGATTTTCAAGTATAAATTCTGCTCTTCCTATCGTTTGTTCTCTTGGTCTATATTCAGATAAAGGTATATGTATATACTTTTCTATTTGTTGTTCAAAAGTTGTAGTCGTAATAGATGGCAAAGCATATATTGGTTGCAACCCATCAAAATCCACATCAGCTCCAATATCATATTCATTCATTCTATCTCTAAAATTTCTGATAGTAAAGTCTCTACCTATTCTATCAAATATATCAAAAATTGTATCTTCTTTTGTAACTTGCATATTTAAGAATTTCTGAATTGCAATCCAAAATTTTCTAAATATATCTTTAATTTTTTCTGTTAAGTTTCTATCTTTTTGCCCCATGTACCAATCAGCAGCCGCTCTTGTTGCAGGTTCTTCACCTTTAAAATGATTAATAACTGTATTATAATCATTATCATCTAAAACTCTATTCATAAACCAATGTATAGGTTCGTGATAAGCTGTGTGTTGAGTAGCTCTTCCAAGTACAAACTCAACCATTCCATTACTATAAGCACCAACAGCTGCAGGGTCTTCTTTTATTTCTTCTACAAATATTTTATTAATATCTGGAGAATGTTTACCCATAATTTCTCTAACAGCTTTTGATATAAATGCTTTAGTGGCTTTTCTTTCTCCTTTTTCGTAAGCATCTCCAATTCTGTGAAGTTTTTTCTTAGTATCAGTATCTTCACCTAGAATTTTTTCTATTGCTTTTAATTTTCCTTGCTTACTTAATTCTTGTCGTACATCATCTTTTGATAATAAACTTCTTAACAATTCTTTATTTGTTCTGATTTTTTTATCATCTTTTTTAGTATCCTCACCTAAAGCTTTTTGTAATCCAGCAACAGTAGATAATTGTCGTATTTCTCTATTAATATCTATTGCTTGGTTAACTTGTTGTTTTAATTTATCTTTATCAGTAGGCTTTTTCTTTGTAGTTGTTTTTTTAGATACTTTTAATTTTTTAATAATTTTACTTGCTTGTTCTTCAATATTATTAACTTCATCTACATTTAATTGAAGTTCCTTTAATTCAGAACTATTTAAAATTTCTTTTGCTTTTTCTGTTATAGAAAATTTTTCACCAGTCCAATCTTTTTTATAATCCAAACCTGTTTTTTCAATTTTTATAAGTTCATTACCTGTCGGTAAATTCCCATCATCATCCCATAAATCATACTTTTCATATAATTTTTCTTCAACTTTTAATGCAATTGTATCATCTGCTTCTCCAAACAATTTGTCTTGTTTCTTACTTAAAACATCCAAATCTTTGCTAATTGAATCTTTTGTTTCAACTTTTGTTTTACCTTCTTTACCAATAATTCCAACAGGTTTTTTAGAAACAGTAGGTTTAGTAGGAGGAGCCGACATAAACAATTGAACATCACTCGATTTTACGGGTCCCACTCTTGTTCCATCGGGTAGTTTAATATTTACAAGTTCTTTTTTATCATCATAAGCAGTAATTACACCTTTTTGATTTGCATAATCACCAGTTGTTAAGACAGCTTCTTGACCAATTATTTTAGGAGATTCTTTTTGTTCAGTTTTGTATTCTTTTATCCCTACTTTTTTCTTTACAGCTTCAGTAGTTTCTTTTTCCATTTGTTCTATAATTTGTTTTTCAGCCTGTTGTTCAACTTCTCTTTGAGCTTGAGAAACAACTTGGCCTTCAATATTTTGCTGTATAGAACTTTTTAATTCTTGTTTTAATGATTTATCTATTGTTATACCAAAAGTATTTTCTAAGTATCTAGCTGTAGAATTTTCATTTATATCTTTACCTTCAAAATTTTCTGATATTTCAGATTCATACATTTTGACAACACTATCAGCATATTGTTTATCGTGAATCTTTAATGTCCTTGTCCCTCTTTTAACATTAAATCCTCTTTGGGTTTTCTGACCTTTTCCTATCCTTTCAAATGATATTTTACCATCTAATATGTCTTTAGCTATGTTATCATTATTTCTTAATATTTTTGAAGAAACAATATCTTCCCCACCTTTACCTTGTAACCCTAAAACAGCTCCTAATAAATGAGAATTAATTTTATTTTTAGTGTCTTGGCTTACTTTATCCCATTCATTTTTGCCCATATCTTTAATAGTTTCCGCCATTTTTTCAGCTATAGCTGTATTATCATAATTTTTTTGTTTTTTAATTAACTCACCTAATGGAGTATTTTTTGATTTTTCTCTACTAACAATAGTAGCATCTTCACCAGGTTTAGGATTAGCTAGTTCTTTAAGATAATTTTCCCAAGTCGGTTTAGAATCACCTTTAACAATAGGAACATTATAAAGACTTTCTTCGCTTAAATCTACATTAGGTACACCTGTGTCAACTCCATATTCATTAGCTAATATATTATTAGCCATGTTGGTATCTTCATTAAAAAATAATTTTTTACCTAAATATCCAGAAGCTCCAGATATGCTTCCAAATAAACCTCCACCAACTACCGATTCATGCAATTCAGTTGGGTCTACTAAAGGATGATTCATCATAGCAATGTCTATAATATTCATACTTTCATCTTTATAGCCAGCTTCAGTTAATATTTGACCTCCATATTGAACATACTCTTGAAGAGCTTCTGAAAATGGAGATGTTAATGCATGATATGTTGATTTATCTACAAGTTTACCTTCTCTCCATTTTCTACCCATTTCACCAAGAACTGTTTTCTTTCCTTCATCGGATACATTTCCTTTATAAAGAGTTCTAAATGCTTTATTCTTTATACTATTTTGTATTTTTTTAGGCATAAGAGCTTTTATCAACTTGCTAGCTCCAAGACCTTCAGTTCCTGCTACTATAGTTAAATAACCTGCAGTAGACCAAGCTGCATTTGACCTTGCTAATTCTTCATCTTGAAAATTATCCATAGTCCATCTATAGGCTTCTGTATATGTGCCAGACGCTTCTAATGGAGCATGTCCTACCATTCCAATTCCAATAGCTGCTGGAGCTCCCGCTATCATTCCAGCTCCCATAGTCGCACCCATAACAACCATAGAAGGCACCATAGAAATCATTGTATCTGTAAAATATTCTGGAGATTCAAAAGTGGTAAACCATCCCACTGGTTTATTTTGTAAGTATTGTTGGTAAGCTTGGTATCTTAAATCTTTAGCGTGTCTTTTTTCAAAAGACTTTAGATTTTTTATTGCTGTATTTTCAGCCCATTCATTTATTTCATCAAGAAATTTAAATGTTAATTCATCTGGTTCTTTTTTCTCTTTTTCTTTTTTAATCCTATCTCTTTTTTCTTGATATTGTTCTTTCCAAAAATCTTTTTCATCTTGAGATGAAAATGGAAACAACATTCCTCTATGACCTGCTGCTTCATCTCTTTCGCCAAATGTTTTTTCAAAAGCTAAATCTAAATTTTTACTTAAATCATCTAAAGACCTTAAAGCTGAAGAAGCTATTTCTGTCCCAGTTGCCAGCATAGAAGGAATACCAACCTTACCAGCTTGCTCAAATGATTCATCTACTCCATATCCCCATTTCTCTCCAAAAGAAATATTTAAATTGTCTACTTGTGATTTTTCTCTAAGTGGTTCAAAATCTTTATAATTATTTAATAAATACCTAGCTCTATTAGATGTGCTTTCATAAAATTCTTTAGCTTCTTCATTCCATTCTGGATATGTCCATTTACCATTTTCATCTAATTTAGCTTGACCAACAGCATAATTACCTGCTAAATCCCATAATTCAGGTGTGTGTTTTTGTATTTTTAAACCAATATCTTCATCGGATAATAAATCATCATCCATGTAGATATTATAGGGTTCCTCACTTACAGAAAGAGGGTCTTTTGTATGTATCCACCAAGGTGCGTAAAATTGTTTTATCATAATTTTCCATGATTCTGGTCACGAATTATTAGTCAAAAAGTCCTCCATAATCTTCTCCAGTTAAAGAATCTATTGCTGCAGAACCGTGACCATATTCCGATATAAACTGCGCTCCAAAATCTTCACCCCATTTAGAAGATGACTCAATTCCAAAAGTATGTAATACTTCATACATTCTTAAATATTGAGAATATAAATTTTTAGCTGATGTGTCTCTTTTTCCTATTCCTTCAAAATCTAAATCAGTATCAGCATCTTGAAGATGTTTTGAAAATAATTCATCTAAAGCTTTAGCTTGTAACTCGTTGCTTAAATTTGTATTTAAAGCTTGATTTGCTAATTGCTTAGCTTTTGCTTTATCTTGGACTCCTTCTAAATCACTTGAAAGAACAAGCTTAGCAACATTTTCACCTACTGCAACTTTACTAGCATTTAAATTTTGAGGATTGTCTATATTTAAACCTTTGAGAAACCCTTCTGGATTTTGATTAACTGAATAAGAACCGCCACCTAAATAATCACTATCAAATACTTTTTTACTTTCAGCTCCTTTAGCTCCTTTACCAAATGATTCAGCTATTTTAGAAGCTTCTATTCCTAATAAACCTTTAACTCTCTTTGTTTCTGTTTTCTTATCATTTTCAATACCTTTTGCAATTCTTATTTTATAACGACCTTCTGCATTAATAGCTGAGTTAATTGAAGATACAGCTTTTGAAACTGCCCCTGTGTCTCCAGTAACGTAAGCTCTAGTAGCTTCATCAAATGCTTGTTGTAAATGGTCTTGAGCAACTTCATCTTTATATCCACCGCTATCTTTAATTAAGGCAACTCTATCAAGTATATTTAAAGAAGTAATTATATTTTTAGCATCTTTTTGTAAATCATCTAGCATATCAAAATGAGTTTTTTGAAGATGGTAACTATTTGCTTGTGCAATTTCAGTTAAATCATCAAAAAGAGCCTTAGACAATTCTCCAAAACCTTCTGGATTTTTCTTTCCATCCATTAAAACTTTTTCATATTCATTAATTGTTATATTCCAATCTCTAATAGATTCAGATTTATTTTTTTCTTCTTCGAGTATTCTTATTTGACCAGATAATATATCAAGACTAGTGGCAAGTTCTCTGTCTCCTGGTTTTTGTCTAACTTCTCTTAAATAGGCTTCTGGGTCAAGTTGTGAAGCCTCAACAGCTATTTTTGCTTCTTCTTGTAATCCTTTACTTTTTGCTGATAAAATTTCTTGGTCTAATCCCAACTGAATTAATTCTTGATTAGTTAAATCATCTCTTAATTCATTAGTCGATATTTGTTCACCTGTCTGAGGGTCAAAAGAAGTTTGATAGTATTTATTTGCAAATTCAGCCCATTCATTATTTCTCATAGCTTCTAAAGATTCTGTAATATCTGCAACATCTCCCATTCTTTCTGGAATATGTTCATCAATTAATCTATCATATTCATGTTGCATATCATTTATTGCATCTCCAATAAATTCAGGGCTACCTCCCCCTTTAGCATTAAGAAATAAATCTTGAAACCCTGCTACTGAAGAAGCAACATCTTTCGTAGGTTCTTTCTTTTTAAGGTCTTTTAATTGTAATTCAAAACTATCTCTTAATACGCTAAGTTGTTCTTTATCTGCGTTACTTGTTCTAGCATCAGATAATTTTAAATCTATTTTAGCAATACCTTCTTCAACTAAAACTGGGTCTGCAAGTTTAATCCCTAATTCACCATGTAATTTATACCCTTCCCATAAACTAGCTTGTTGAGTTCTTCTATCTTGTCTTGCTTGATAAAATATATCACTTATTACACCTTGTAATACATTACCAGCTAATCCTTTAAATACTGAACCTGGCTCTTCAAGAACTACATCTGGTGCTTGTTGTATATTAATATTAGCCATTAGTCATCAAATCCTACATCAAAATTAGTTTTTAAAAATGTCATAAATTCCCAAAAATCATCTTCATATTGTCGTTGCTCTGATTCTACATCTCTTCGTAAATCAATATCAGCCATACTCCTATCAGTTTCTAACATAGATAATTGATTTGTAAAATCTTCCATTTGAGCTTCAAACTTAGCTTCTTGCTCTAATCCTTGCAATCCAAGAGTATCCATTTGAGATTCATATTGAGAAATAGATTGACCTCTCATTCTATCTGTAATATTAGACCTTTTTCCTAATCCAGCTCCAGCTACAGCAGATTGCTGTTGATACGCTCCATATAAACTTTGCTCACCAGCTTGAGCTGCTCCAAACATTTGTTGAGATAAACCTTGTTGAGATAATCCAAATAAATCTTGAGTTAATTGTCTAGATGTTTCAATTCCAGATTGTTCTAAATCCATTCTTGTTGCATTGACATCATAAGCTTCTTGAGCATATCCAGCTTTCCACGGGTCAAATTCAGGCACATATCCAGCATATTTATCAACTTCTTCTTGAGTAAATCCCATATCTAACATTATTTGACCTACGTCTTTAGTAGTTAAATCTTGTAAGCTAGGACTACCTCCCGAACCTGGGTTAGCTCCTTGACCACCAGCCCCATGGGATGTATAATCATCATCATCTCCATAATCAGCTAATGCTAATTCACCTTCATATTCGTATCCTTCAGTATGTACTTCTACATACTTCTCACCATCCCATTTAAATTCTGCTTTAGTTGTTATAAACATTAACTATAAGTAGGAAGTTGAATTTCTTGTTCTTCATATAAATTTTGATTTTGATTACCGCCAGTAACTTTATTCACTCCATATCCAATAGCAGCTTGTCCAGCTCCTTTATATAAATAATCACCAGCAGCTGAAAGTAAATCCCTATTTGCTGTTGAAGCTTTATATGCTCCTTGCAAAGCATCCATATCAGCGTAAACAGTTTTACCAACACTTTCACTAACCACATTTTCAGCTCCTGCTGGAGTTACATTTACTGAAATACCTGCATCAACTCCTCCCAATGCCGCATCTGGAGTTTGACCTATATTTAATCCTTTTTTAGTCCATTCGCCAGCTTTTTTAAATGCACCACCAGCTTGCAACCCAGCAAAAACACCACTTCCAATAGCTTGCCATTTAGCTGATTTAGCAATTTTTTTATCATAGTCTTTAAAAGTTTCAGTAGCTTCTTGAGCTTTTTTCTCAAAAAACTTATCTGATTTTACTGCACCTCTTTCAGCTTTACCTGCAGTTTTAGCTGTTTTCAATCCAGCCATTGAACCTCCTGCTGAACCAATACCAGTAAGTAATCCAGTTCCAAGTCCAGTTACTAATCCACCTGCAGTTCCAAGACCAACAGCTCCTAAAACAGCTGGAGCAGCCATTACAGCTACACCTGCACCTAATATTCCACCTACTGAAGTCCAAAGACTTCTTTTACCAGCTTTTTTTTCTTCATCAGCTACTTGAGCTGCGTAATCTTCTTGTGATGCTTTAACATCCTTAGCCAACATATATTGTCGTTGGCCTCTACTTATAGTAGGTTTTTTAGGCTTATCTACATATGCTTTTTTATCAGCTTGATTATTTTTCTTATTCTTTGCCTTTGGCATATAAACTCCAATTCTGGATTAATTTAATAAATAATAACATTTTTTTCAATTAATAAAGCTCGTAATCAGTATAAAAAACAACACAAGTATATTGATTTTCAGCTACATCATCAGCTGTACTGTCTGTAAATATATAAATGTTGGTATCATCATATAAAGTTTGAAATTCCCTATCTTCATCATTTTCATCTTGTATATTCCCAGCTCCTGCTAAAAACGAACTAGTTGGAATAGACCCAGAAGAAGCATTAGGGGATGTATCTGATTGTATATTAACACTAACGCATACAATTTTTTTCATTGCTCTGCTAATTCCATGAGGTATTGTTACAAATCTTTGTTTAATCTCAGATGTTCCTTGAAAAAATTTCCATTTAAGATTATTAATTGAATTTGAAGTCACTGCTCCTAAATCAGCATCCCCATTTTCTTGTATTTTATATCCTTGTAATCCAGCTTTATAATTTTTGCTCTTTATTTCAGAAGAAGGATTTTTATTTTCTGGTTTTTCAAATTTTTCCCATTTTAATTTATATAAAGCATTATTATGCTTTAAATATGTAGTAATATTATCTCCAATAGCTTCTGTAACCATATCTCCATTTTTCATACTTTTATGTTGCGCTGGAGAATTTTGAAGAATATTTTCTAATTTACCAGACATTAATCATGCTCCGTAGCAATTGCAGAAGACTGAAGAGGCCTATATCTTATCGCTATACTTACAATTTCAAAATAAAAAGTAGTTGTACTATATGAACTTATTCTAAAAGAAATACTTCTACATTTAACAGGAGTTGTAAATGTTAATTTTTTTATATTTACATTATCTTTATCAGCACTACCTCCTAAAGTTACATTACTACTTAATGCAGTAGAACTTCCATTAGGAACATCATCTCCATTAATTTCATATTTTACATCAATAGCTGGACTACTATTATCAGTTATATATTCTATATCTAATGCATACACTTTTTTAAAAACATTAGGTAATCCAAAATCATCATCTTTTGTAGTAATTGCAAAAGCAGAAGCGCTTGTATTAGCTAAAGATAATTGATATAAATCAGTAGAAGTTCCAGAATTAAGATTGGTTGCATCATCACCATAAAATATAAGACCTCCATTTGGATTCATGTCATTATTAGTAGTGTCTTGAATTTCATTCCCAGTGAATGTAATCATATTAGAAATTGAATTATTACTTCCAGCTGGCATCCCTCCCCAACCTGAAGAACTTGTTAAATCGTATCCTTTAGTCCATATTCTTGTATCTAAATCAAAAATTCTTGCTTTTGTAGCTTCTCTTGCATCATTTACAATTAATATTTTATTACAACTATTATCCCATCCAACAAGAGGCCCAGATTCATCGTTATCAATAAAAGAGTGCCAATCATCATAACTAAGTTTTTCTTTACTTAAATTAATTGGTTTTCCTCCAGAATACATAAATAAACCATGTTTATTAGCCCAAACAACTCCCATATCTGTTTCAGAAACAGACCAATCACCTTCGACTCCCATAGAATCATGTTTACCTAACAACCTCCAAGCAGCTTCATTAGGATTTGAAATATCAATTAAAAATAATGAATTTCTTTTAAATGCTAATAAAATTCCATTAGAATATCTAAGAGAAGTAAATTCATCTCCATCATTACCAGCTATATTTAATTTATATGAAGATGGAAATGTATCAAATTTTCCTATAGGTGTGTAAAATATAGCATCTCCCATTATAGAAACAACACCTGTATCTGGATTTATATATCTAACATTAGCAACAAACACTCTTTGACCAGCTACTACAGCTGCTGTATATCCATACCCAGCTACATTGTCTTGAGCAAATGAAATAGCATATTCACTAGGACTAAATCCATTAATATTTTCATAGCTTTCTATACTTAATCTTTTTATTGTGTATTGTTTACTTTTAAATCCTTCAAAATTTGTGTCAGTAAAATCTTCAAAATTTTCACCATTAGTTCCAGCATCCTCAACACTAGACCATGCATCATAATCATCAATAGTAGAAATTCTAGTTCCTCCACCAGTTAAATCATTATGAACTCTAAAATCCATATCTATTAATAAAGACCAAAAGTTATTTGTACCAGATTTTCTAGTATATACACGACCTCCTATTAATCTTTGATTAATTGCACTTTCATTTTCTCCTACATCACTTATACCAGAAACATGAACTCTTGCATATAAAACTTGATTATGGTCAATTTGAATATTATTTCCCTCAAGTTTAAGAATTTTAGATTCTTGATTTCCTTCATATACAAAACTTTGCGCAAATTCATATTCACCTTCTTCCCAATCACCTTCATTAGAACTTTGACTTTGATAAGCTTCTAATAAAATACCATCGCCAGGGTAAGGATAAATATCAAAAGTTCTTCCATTCCAACTAGCTGTGGCATTTGTAGTTGTTGTTAAGCTTTGACCTGAAACAGCAGTTATTTTCCACGTGGCATCAGCAGATACATCATATGCTACTAAATGCCTATCGTCACTAGCAGCTGCTGAAATTGCCGTACTCCATCCTTGAAAATTATCTGATATAGCTGCTTTTGTCCATCCTCCTGCTTCCCATTCGCTGATAAATGATACTCCAACATCAAAATTATTAGAATCTGAAACATATAATACTTCCCAAGTCCCATTAATTCCAGGCCCGCTACTATGAATTGTTATTTCATCTCCAACCGCCAATCCATGGCTTGCATCAGTTACTCTTGTTCTACCATCTCCAGTCCCACTATCAGAAAACGCAGTTATGTCTCCACTTGAAGAAACCCCAGCTGTTAATGTAAGAGTAGTTGTATCCCCAGATGCAGTTCCACTTAATTTAGGAGCTACAAACCCAACTGTTGGTGTTTCTAAATTATTTTTTATACATAACCATTTTCTATCTAATTCAGCCCCAAGTAATTTCTTTTTATTTTCATCCCCAATTCTTCCAAACCATCTAGGTGTGTTACTTGAATGACTAAAATTAGAACAACCAAGTCTAACTGCTCCTTCAGCATAATAATACACAGCAAACAATACACCACTTCCTAAATCAAGACCTGAAGGGTCTACTTGTAACATATGGTCATCTTGGTCTGCTGCGTCATTATATCCATATATGCTAAATTTTGCATCAGATTTACTAGCCATTATAATATATTCACTTTCTCTATGAGAAAATGTATTATCTGTATCACTAAATGAATAATCAGATTTAAAAGTAAAAAGACCTCTTGCCACTTTTAACATATTGGCATCCATATCAGATAATGCACCACCCATTTTTGTACCAGTTGCAGATGCTTGTGTTGGAGAGACTGTTCTAATTTTACCTCTTTTATCTACAACTACACCAGCGGCATTTACAAGTTCATTATCTTTTAATAATTTAGGGTCTGTTTTAGTATTTATACCTCCAGAAAAATCTCGATATACTTTATATCTTTTAGGCATATCATTATTTAATATTTTCTTTTAGCTGCTTTATTTGCTTTTTTTCTAGCGGAACCAGTTTTGCTCATTCTTTTTTTATAAGCTGCTTTTGATTCTTTTTTATATCGTTTTTTAGCTGGCATATTATATTCCTAATCTTGTAGCGATTTTATCCAATCGTTGTTTCATAGTTTTATTCTCATCAAGTAAATAAGCAACAAACTTTTCTAAATCTTTTATAGATATAGTTTCTTCTTTTACTTCTTTTTTCTTTTTAGATTCTGGCATCACTTACCTTTAAACACACCTTCTAAAACATCCGTAACTACATCAACAACTTTTTCAAAAAATATCTGTTCTTTATCTTCACTTACAAACGGGATGTCTATTCTTTTGTTAATAGCAGTAGCAATTTTTTCTGCCATTTCATCTGAACCTAAATGATTCATTGCTTCTTCTTGCATTTTTTCAGCTTGCTCTTCAGCTAACTTTACTAGCATTGATTTTATATCCATTTAACTTTCCTTTATCTTTTTTGTTTTTAAATATAAATAATAAATTTGTATTGCAAACATAATGCACATTAATACGCCTGATATAATATCTGTCCAATATACCATTCCTAAACCTGTACTTATTCCTGTTACTTTTAAACTATCCATTAATGTCTTCCATTTATTCTACTCATAGAGCCTTTTAATTCAGATACTTGATTATCCAAATCATTTATTTCTTTAGTAATAGCATCAAATTTTCTATCTAATTTATCATCAGATTGATTCCATCTACCAATTAATTTTATAATCATACCTTCCATGTTTTCTAAAGTTTCACTTTGACCTTTATTTTCTACTTTTAAATTTTCTAATGTTTCTTGCTGTTTTGCTGATTTATTGCTTAATGATACTACTAAATATACAAACATTGCTCCAACAACGCCTATCATTCCTGCTTCACCATACAAAGCCATAAAATCCATTATTTTTTACCTCGTTTCTTTTTACCCCAACTTAATGGATTAATATTAAATTCTTTTTCATAAAAAGCTACCTTTTGTGCCAATTCTTCTCTTTCAACCCGTTCTTCCAAGATATGCTTATCAAGAAGGCTCCCAATTTGTTCATCCGCAATAATAACTTTATCTTCAAGGTTTCGTATCCTTGTTTCAATTTGCCAATAACCATATACCAACATTCCGATAAGAACTGCAATTTGACCAAGCCACTTAAGGTTAATGCTAACAATGGCGTTATCGTCAAGAATAGTAGTCCTATAACTTCTAGCGGTATCTGGTTTCGCACTCACTTTACCTCGACTTTTTCCCAATCATTGTGTAAGTAACACCAATTAGTATGATTAGAGATACTACCATGATACCAATGTGTAATGCTATCAGCATCAATTATCTCTGTAAATACTGTGTTTGTAAGTGTATCTTGTGGCGTTAGAGGAATGTTTCCTACTATCCACCCCTGACTGCAACTTGGTATCCCTGATATAATTAACAGGAATGCCGTAACTCGTACTAACAACTTTAAAATCTCCATTCTTTAATGTTTTAATTGTTTTATTCATAACACCATCCACCAAGCTATACCAGTTTCTACTACTATATCAGCCATAGTGTTATATGCCCATGCTTTTTTAGTTCCGTAGGTTTCTTCATCACCTTCAATAATCCATTCAAATATTTCCCACAATACTCCAATAATAAATACTCCCATTACGCACCAAAAATCTGTCCAACTTAACCATTGAAATATTTTACATAAGAAAGCTCCTGCTGCTAAATGATAAGCAGTCCAGCCATCTAATTGACCTGTTTTATATTGCCATGATACTAATGTTGCTAAAGGATTTTTCATTATTCCACCGCTGTTGATTGTTTAATTCCTTGACCTGGGTTATACCAAGATTTAGTTTGTATGTAAGGTTTTCCAAGTATTTCTACAAGAGGTTGCCCTTCATGTTGAGGCTGCTCAACTGGTTTAGGTTCTTCTTTTTTTAATAATTGTAAATACATTAAATCTAAATGTCTTATTAAATGAGTTAATTCTGGAATACTTACTACTATTTGTTTTTCATTCATAATTTTGTTATTACTCCATTAACTAATTTATGTTTTCCAATTATCATTCTTCCACTTCCTCCTCCATGTTCATCTTTACATTTATCAACATATGCTTGTTCAATTGTATTAAAATTATCACTACGTTGTATAACATTTCCATTAAAAACAAGAAAATATTTTTTACTAGAAGGATAAGCCAGGGCCTCTGTTGTACCATCTGGATACTTCTTTGTTCTAGTTGCACCTGGAGTTGTATTTCTATACAACTTCAAATCATGACCCTGTGAACTTTTCCTTATAAGCATTAATCCATCCACTTTCTATGATTTAAAAGATGAAAGAATCTATGCTTTAATACTTCAGCTATTAATCCAATTAGTGAATCAGATTCATATTTACCATATGGCACTATATATGTAGCTTTGTATTTTCTCATGCTTCAGCCTCAACTTCTTCAGTCTCTAAAGCTTTCTTAAGCTCCATTACGCCTTTCTGATGTTTTTCTACAAACACTTTTTCACACTCAACTAATTGCTGACGCATGAAAGCATTCGTATTTAGTTTATTCTGAACATCACTTACATGATTTTGGTACATAGCAACTTCTCCTGCTAGTTCCTTTTGTGAATCAGTCATATCATCGATAACATACTCTTTGCCATCAAGATTCAAGACTGGCTTTTCTTTTTCTTTTTTAGCCATTTTCGACTCCTTGTTTGTTAATTAATCTTCTTTCTTACTATCTTCGTAAGCTTTCTTTACTTCATCAGTCCACAAAGCACTAGCTAAAGCCTGTACTTCTGCTGACTCTCCAGATACATCCATATCTGGTGTTAATATTTTTCTATGATATGAATAAGAAAGTTCTTTATTATCTTCCATAATAGATGTTTTTGTACGAACATTAATATGTTTGTACTCACCTCTTACTTCGTAATCATCTTTTTCTACTTTTGATAAAGCCACTATTGACTCCTTTGGTTTATTTGTTCCATTTAATTATCCAATTAAAAATCTTATTATTACACCATATATGAGAATCCAAAATATATTTGAGTTGATGCTGTAATATTATTTGCGGCATCTGAACCATCTTCTGAAGTTGTAGTAAATTCTACAAGGGATGCAGTACCAGACCCTTGACCAATTCTCACTCCCAATAGAGATGCAGATTTCAAAGCATTAACACCAGTATAAGAAGCAACTCCTGTTACAAAGTCTGCCGCTTCAGTTAATGTTCCACTTGTAAATGGAAGATTTACAGCCAAAGTTCCTGAAGGACTACTTATAGCACTCATAACTAATGCACCTTGAACATGAACCATTCTGCCGATTTTTGTATATGCTAACTGGTCATAACTTCCATTGACAGTTGCTGTGCCTGAACCACAAGTTAAAGCACCTGTAAAATAGCCTTCTTCGTAATCGTCTAAGGTATTTGCCTCATCTATATTATTAGTTTGGTCATCATCAAATTTTAAACCAGCCGCATGAACAACTGCACCACCTTCTTCACCCATATAAACAGCAGTTGCATCTTGATTACCAAGTGTAACTGTATTATTTCCATTTCCTTCTGTATCAATTCCACCTATTACAACTTGGTTTGTTCCTCCTGTTCCATTTGCTTGAGAATTTCTTCCAATAAAAACATTATTAGTTCCAGATTCTAAATTACTACCTGCACCAAGACCTACGGCTGTATTATTATTTCCAGATGTCACAGCGACCAGACCATCTTTACCTACTGCTGTGTTTCCACCAGTATCATTATTACAAACTTTTAATGCTCTGTATCCAACGGCAGTGTTTCCACCTCCTGCATCTTCCAGCGTTAATGTTTCAAAGCCCAAAGCTACATTCGCAGTTCCAGACGTTAATGCTGTAAGGGCATTATACCCCACAGCCGTAGTTCCATCTATATTGTCATCAGTGCTTCCAGCAGTCACAAGTGCGTTATATCCAACAGCAACACAAAAATCACTATTATCTACTGCACTCATCGCGCCTGTACCTATTGCTGTGTTTCTATCTCCACTACAATCTTTTAATGCTTGATAACCAACTGCTGTATGTTCATCTTGACCAGCAGTAACCGTTGCAGTAGAAAGAGATTCGTATCCGATTGCTGTATTATGATTTCCTGTAGTAACAGCATCTGCACATAAATAACCTATTGCTGTATTACCACTTCCAGAAGTACACGCACTCAAAGATTGATGTCCAATGGCTACAGTTCCAGTTTGAGCATTTGTACCAGTTGCATCCAATGCTTGATGTCCGATTGCTATATTTCCCTCAAGATGATTAGCACCTGTTAATGTTCCACCATATAATGCACCTGAGCCTATTGCTACATTTTGTTTTACTTCTCTAGTATTTCCACCAGTTGATAACTCAGCTTGTTTTGCTCCCTCCATTGCGGCTGAACCAATAGAAATATTATCACTTTCATCGTGAGCGGCCGCTGACAATGATGTTCTTCCCAATGCTATATTATTACTTCCAGTAGTCAAACTTGCAAGTGACGATTTCCCAACTGCCGTATTATACCCACCAGAAGTAATATCATCAGCCGAGTGTCCACCAATAGCTGTGTTCTGTTGTCCAGAAGTAAGGTCAGTCAAAGAATTATAGCCTATCCCTGTGTTACCATCTGCGGCATCAGTTTGAGTACCAGTTCCTCCAGCCAATTCCCCAATAAATACATTTTGGTCACCCGCTCCATCTGAGTCA